AAATACTGATACGTTTAAGACTTGGAGAGTAAGTCATAACAATATTATAGACTTAATAAATCTAGGTACAATAGGAACGGTTACTGTAGATTCAGTTAGGGAAATGCTTAACTGGGTAGAGTCAGCAGGCATATTCAACGGTTGCTCAGTAACAGATGCAGGTGGCGGTAATGTTGATGTTGCTGGCGGTGAAGCATTTTTAAGGATTGGAGCAAACGTAGGTGACGAAATTGTGGTTGCACAAATACCACCTCTTGCAGCTATCACTCCTACTGATCAAGACATTACATATATTTGGGCAGACTATAATGCTGGTGTACCTTCAATTGGTTCTTCAACAAATGCAAACGATTTCAATGGGCACGATAAATGTTTAATCGCCCTTGTTTCAAGAGAAGGTACAGACGTTACAATTCTTGAAGCACAAGAAAAACCTGTTGATAACTCAAATCGTATTAATCAAATGATGATTGATACACACGGTATTCACCATGTTCAAGGTGGTTCAAGAATAAGTGAAACAGGTACAAGGAACTTTGCAGTATCAGCAGGCGCATTTTACCGTGGCTTGAAGAAGGTTACTCATCCAGATCATGATACAGCAGGCGCAGACAACTTTGAATACTATTATAAAGATGGTATAGGTGGTTGGGTAGAAGTTGGATCCCAAACACAAATAGATAATGTAAACTATGACGATGGCTCTGGTACACTGGCCGCATTGACCGCAGGTAACTATTCAGTTCATTGGGTGTACATGAAGATAGGAACTAACAAACACGAGTTATATGTATTGTATGGAAGTGGTGATCATGCAACGGTTGAAGATGCAAGAGCAGAAGAAGTTCCTGCTTCAATACCACCTACGTTAGAAGAAGTGGGTGTGTTGTTAGGTAAAATAATTATATTGAAGAATGATAATTTATATGCTTCTGTTGAAACTGCCTTCGGTGCATCATTCATAGCAGGCGCACCATCAAACCACGAAAACTTAACTGGATTACAGGGTGGAGCAGTTGGCGATCATTATCACTTAACAGGTGCAGAGCATACAACAATTAGTGGTCATCCTGGGGATACAGCAAACCCACATAGTGTGACGGCTGTACAAGTAGGTGCTGACCCTGAAGGTGAAGCTCTTGCAATGTCAATAGCCCTAGGATAATAAATAGTTTAAATAAACTGGAGATAATAAAGTGGCAACAAACGAATTTAAAAGATTCTCTGTAACTATATCAGCGATCACAGAAGGTACTGCAAATACAGTATATACCGTTCCTGTTGGAAAGGAAGTAGTTATTGTAGGTATGAGATTTGCAAACCAAGGCAATGCAAACGAGCTTGCTCTTAATGTGTTCATTGAAGATGGCGGGGCAAACAAATTTTACCTATCAGGTAAGAATACACCATTACCAATAGGTTCAGCATTAGAAATGCAACAAGGTAAAACTGTTTTGATTGCAAATGATATTTTGAAAACATATGCAGACATTGCAAATGAAGGCGATCTTACTTTATCAATATTAGAAAGAACACCTTAAGGATAAGGAATCATGCCAGGATATATAGGTAGAACAGAACTAAACACCGTTGGTGGAGCAATATCAAGAAATGCTTTTGTTGGTAATGGGGCTCAAACCTCTTTTGGGCCTTTAGACCAAACACCTTTTGACGAGGAAGAAACTATTGTAACGATCAATGGTGTTGTTCAACACGACGCGTCTTATGCAGTGGTTGTAGATTATGTAAACTTTGCGGTGGCTCCAGATAACTTAGATGATATAGAAGTTAAGGTTCATTCAACAGAAAGAAAACCTGCTGAAGGTGTTGGCCCAGAAGAAGTTACCCTTGCAAATTTAAGTACAGTAGATATTATAACTTCTAATGATAAATTTGATAGAGCGTTAATTCCCTCAAAGCGATTAGTAGAGTTAGCAGTAAATGATCTAAATGCCTCCAAGGCTGATTACGAAAACGCTTTCGTTTTAATGACTGTTACTGGTAAAACTTTTGCTATAAGCACCTGGAATGGTGGTGGTGAATTTGTGATTGCCGCGGCAACAGGACAGTTTAACCTGGCCGTGGCCTTTGGTATGGGAACTATTAAGACAGTAGATGCTGTAGGTAATACAGGAGAACTCACTGGACCTATAACTATACAAGCCAATCAGATAGTTAAGGTAAGATATACAGCTAACGATGAAGCTATAGTGGAGTTACCTTATATTGTAGCTGGAGGTTCAGCTGGGAATTCATGGAACTTATTAGACACGGCAACTTTTTCAAGTACACCATCTTACAATGTTCCTATTGTGCTAGGCGCATATGAGAGATATAAACTTGACTTTATAAATTTTGTACCTAGTTCAAACGGAAGCCATTTATCAATGCGTGTAAGAAATGCTGGCATCCAAGATAGTGGAAATAATTATAGATATGTTATGAATCTTACAAATGAAAATGCTTTAACAGAATCAATATTAGGAACTGGAGGATCATCTACAAGTGAAATTGTACTTGCTACAAGCTTATTAAATACAACATATAAGTTTAATGGAACTTTTTACCTTAATGATCCTAGTGATGTTGGTAATAGAACAGAAATACGTGGTACATTTTCTTATACTAATTCAAGTGGTGTTCGTTTTAATGGTAGAGGTAGTGGATGGTATACCCCACTATCGGCTGTAAGTGATCTATTAATATTCATGAGTGGTGGATCTCTAGCAAGTGGCAAAATGAAACTTTACGGAAAATAATAGGATAATATAAAATGGCAAGTAGCCCATATATAGGAAGATCATTAGAATCAAGCGTTGAAGATGGAGAAGTTACTTCGGTTAAACTTGCGACAGGTGCTGTAACGTCTGCAAAGCTTGGAGCGAGTGCTGTTACAAATGCAAAGATTAACAACGGTGCTGTATCAGAAGATAAACTTGCGGTTGCTGTTCAAACAAAATTAAATAGCGGTTCTGGAATTGTTACAGGTATAAATCCAACAACATCATATTTTGTAAATAACTCAACAGTCTTAGTACAGGCAACAAGTTTAGTTTGCTCAATACCAGAGGCTGGTATTTACGCTATAGATATAATGTTGAATACAGGACACGACACAGTTGTTCCAACTGCAGGTTTAAGATTGAATGCAAGATACACAGGATCATACTGGGCGAATAATGGTCGCACGAAAGGTTTTTGGACGCTCCACCACACAACTGATACTGGAGGCACATCGTCTCAAACTACAATTCAAGGACAAACTAACTTACCTTCTACTATTAATATGGGAAGTAACTCACATGGACAATTTTCAATAAGTGCAGGAAATGATTATTATTACCAGTTTGTTGAAGGTAAGTTCATTTTAGATGCTGCAGACGTTGGAGACGTAGAGATTTGGTTTGCACAGAATACTGCCGTAGCATACAACACATCTATTAATAGAAACTCTTGGATTAAAGCAACTAAGATAGCGTAACGGAATATAATGTATATCACAAAACAATTTATATATCTTCATGTCCCAAAAACTGGTGGACAAACAATGCTTAGAATGCTAGAGCGTTTTAGGTTCATGTTCAGAGGTAGGGGTAGAGGATTTCATAGATCAGTAGATTCACTCAATCCTAAAATGTTGGAAGATAAACAAAAATATGCCTTAGTTAGGAACCCTTGGGATTGGTATACATCTTGGTATTATTATTTAAAAGAAACTCCAAGCTTACATAATGTTTTATTTAAAACAATAAGCAATAATGGAAAATATAGTTTTAAGAGATCTATCAATAATTTATTTGATATGATTGAAGGTGGTGAAGAAATCAATGGTGAATTTAATACAGCTATTGTTAATGCACCTTTAAGACGACCACTTCAAGTTAGTGGAGACGATGTTGAAAGGATGCAGTCTTGGGATTGTGGTTTACAATCTTTTTATTATCACTACTTAATATTTGGAGATGAAGCTCTTGACAGTCATGATTATTCTAATGTTACAATAGGTAAACAAGAAACTTCAAGAGAAGATCACCTTAACTTTTTCAAGAGTTTAGGTATTGAAAATGATAGACTAACAAAAACAATAACAAACCATCGTAGATTAAATGCTACTAAGAAAGACTACGGTAAGTATCAAGATCAATATGACAATGCACTGAGAGATCGTGTTGCAGAAAAAGAAAGTTATATCATAGAAAAGTATGGCTATACATTTTAAGGAAAAATAATGGCAACTAAAATAAAAGGATCAAACATAGCACCAGGTGCGGTTGAATTAGCACATCTTGCCCCAGGTGCTGTATTACATGGTATGAAAACACTCACCGCAGGAAATGCTTGGTCTGCGGAGTTTACAGGCCCACATACAATAATTTTATGTGCTGGTGGTGGCGGTGGTGGCGGTGGAGCTACAGGATCTCCAGGTGGTTATGGTTATCCAGGTGAAGGTGGTGATGGTGGTAATTTTGCAATTACACAAATGATAATACAGTCTTTAACAAAAGATGTTTCATATACAATTGCAATAGGAGCAGGCGGCATTGGCGGTGCCCCAGGTTTCCCAGGGCTGGCTGGACAACAAGGTGGAAGTACAACGTTTGACAGCACTACAATGATTGGCGGCGCTGGCGGAGATGGTGGCGGTGGTGCTTACACAACTGCAAACGGCGATGTAGGTTTAAATTGCATTCCTTATGGGTTAGGTGGTGCTGGTGGAGTAAGTGCTCCTGGAGTAGATGGTAATCCAGGAAGTGCTGGAGCAGGCTTTGGAGCAGGCGGTGGCGGAGGCGGCGGTGGCGGTTATCATGTATCTATAGGATATCTTGGAGCCGTGGGTGGTGCTGGGTCCCCAGGATTTATATTAATATTATGGTAGACATTAAATTAATAACAGAAAAAATAGTTTCGGAAATTGATGGTGGTCCTATTGAAGCAGAATATATAACCGCGGTTTTAAAATTGGTTGCTGGAGATAGAGATAAACTATATCAATATAATAAATTTGAAGTAGATGTTTATGGTGGAATTATTTATAGAAAAATGTTGATATCTGGAATAGGGGAAGCTGTTAAATCTCATAAACATGTTTATGATCATTTTACCTTTATTCATAAAGGGAGTGTAGATATAAATGGTGAAATATTCCATGCAGGGCAGTTTGCAAAGGTACCTGCAGAAGCCATCCATACAATTAAAGCATTAACAAACGATTGCGAAGTTTATTGTATTCACTCAGAATATGAAGCAGAGCAAGGAGAACTAAACAAATGAAAGGTTTTATAGTATTTAATAAAAATGATGATTCAGAAGTTGCTAGATATTCTGGCGGGGCTCAAACTCCTGCAGATATATTATCTGCAAATGGTTTTGATACTGATATTGTAGATTGTTTAGACTTTGAAATAGATAAAGGTATGGCGGAAGCAGATTTCAGCGTAGCATCTGGGGTAATTGTCGAGGCTACTGTAGATACTGCTACTAAGAATCTTAGGATAGCTAATAAACAACTTCTTCAAAATGAATTAATTATAGAAACATTACTAAACGAGATTAATCTAATAAGGACAGCACAAACATTACCTACTAGAAGTAAGGCAGATATAGAGGCTTTTCTAGATAGCAGGCTATAAAACCCAAATCACAGCGGCAATAAATAGTACAAACAATAATAAAAAATAAATAAATGGAACTATTATGACAGATAGAGAAGTTCACACAGGGAATTACAATGGCTTGGATAGAAGAATCCCAGCCCAGGAATGGCACACAAATAAAAATTATTTTTTGTCAATCATCTTCTTGATCATCGCTAATATAGGATCTACCGTCTGGTGGGCAGGCGGGATCAACTCAGATGTAAGGCAGTTGAAGGAAAGACCTGATCTAACAGAAAGGGTTGTCCAGCTTGAAACTACTATCGCTCTAAATGAAAAATATTTTAATGAGTTTAGAAGAACTCTAGAAAGTATGAATACCACAATCACTAGAATCGATCGTGAGCAAGCCCGTAGAAAATCAATTGTTGATAGAGCCGAAAAAAACCAATCTAACTAAAGATGAATACTAAAAATGAAAAGACGTTTAGGATCGTTCTATCGAGGGGACACAAAAACTTTTAAAATTGTAGTTGCAGATATTGACGACGTACCTGTGGATATCACAGGGTGGGAGTTTTGGTTTACTATGAAGGCAGATGATTATCTACCTGACACTGAGGCAGTTATCCAAAAACATATATCAATCCCTTTGCTGGATGCAGAAGGATTGTTAGGAAATGCTTATGTGGTATTATTGTCTACAGAGACAGAAGTAATTCCAATAGGTACATATTTTTATGACTTCCAAAGAGTTCTGCAACAGGCTCCAGGTGATCCACCAAGTGTAACAACGATAATGTCTGGCACAATTTCAGTCATCTCAGACATAACAAGGAGCGTTTAGTCGTGGCGGATACAATTAAAGTAACGATTGTTGAGACAGGTCCACCAGGCCCAGCGGGTCCGATAGGTCCAACAGGTCCTGCAGGTGGCGGAGGTGGTGGCGGCGCGGTTGTAAGTCCTACAGAACCAACATCTGCTGTCGCTGGTGATATGTGGTACAATCCAGATGACGACGAGCTTTTTATATATAATGTAAATATTGGACAATGGGAACAAATACCGTTTGTATCAGATTTTAGTGACCCAGGTGGTACATTAATCATAGAAGGTGGTGGTTTCTAAACCATCTTTTTAATAAATAATAACAAATATAATAAACAACGTATAGAACAAGGAAGGCATAAAAATGGCTCTTATTCAAATTAAACGCTCTACAGGAACAGCGACACCGCCTTCACTGGCTGAAGGTGAATTAGCGTATTCAGAATTATCCGATAATTTATTTATTGGTAAATCAGGGTCAGTAGTTGCCAAGATTGGCGGCTTGACAGAAGTCAATAAATTAGCTGGTGTTGAGGCACTTGCCGATGTAACAGATACAGCAAACGTTACCGCAGCAGGCGCGTTGATGGACAGCGAGTTAGCTTCCGAATCAGCAGTTAAAGCAACTACAGCGGCATTTTTGACTGCAGACGAAACTAAATTAGACGGTATTGAAACCGCAGCTACAGCAGATCAAACAGGCGCTGAGATTAAAACAGCTTATGAAGCAGAAGCAAATGCATTTACAGATGCACAGTTTACTAAATTAGGTGGAATTGAAACATCAGCCGATGTAACAGACACAGCAAACGTAGACGCTGCAGGTGCAGTAATGCACACAGACGTATCTGGTGGCAACGATGGCTTCTTATTGAAGACTGGTGCTGAAACATACGAATCAGTTAAACTTAATAGAGGCGCGGCTGCTGCTCCAATTGCAACAGACGACACTAACTCAGGCTACTCAGTAGGTTCACGTTGGATTGATACTACAAACAACGAAGAATGGTTATGCGTAGACGCAACTGCAACTTCGGCTGTTTGGTTAATGGTTTCAGGTGGTGGTGACGTAGATGGTCCAGGCGTAGCAGTAGATAACGCTGTAACACGTTTTGATGGTACTGACGGTAAGAACGTTCAAAGCTCTGGTGTAGTAATTGATGATTCAGACAACGTTACTGGAATTGCTAATCTTAGCTTAACAGGAACAGTAGATGGTCGTGATGTTGATGCCGACGGTACAGCACAAGATGATCACATTGCAGACGTTTCAGGTAACCCACACGCTGTAACATTAGAACAAGCACGTTCAGAAAATGGTACACTTGCAGGTAATATTGCAATGGGTGGTTTCAAAGTAACAGGTGCTGGTAACGGTACCGCAGCAGGCGACTTAGTTAATAAGAGTCAATTGGATGCGGCACAAGCTGGTATTTTGGTTAAAGATGGTTGTCGTGTTGCTACAGATGCAGCACTTCCTGCAGTAACCGCAGCAGGCGCAAGCGTTGGTAAAACTTTGACAGCAGATGCAGTAGGCATTTTAACTGTTGACGGAGTTGCAACTTTATTAGGTGATCGTGTTTTGGTTAAAGACCAAGTTGCTCAAATAGACAATGGTATTTATGAAGTAACAACCGAAGGTACAGCAGGCGTTGCGTTTATACTTACTCGTGCTACTGACTATGACGGCGACCCTGCATCAGAAATCACTGAAGGAACATTCACGTTCATTAGTGAAGGTACTGCAAATCAGAAATCAGGTTGGGTATTGTTAGATGATGCTGACTTTACAGCAGGTGTTGCAAATGTTGACGTTGCAAGCAACGAATTAGTATTTGCTCAGTTCCAGGGCTTACCAGCATACGTAGAAGGCTCAGGCATTGATATTACTGGTGATACAATTTCAATGGATATCACTAACTTAACAACAGCGGCCGTTGTTGCTGCAGATGAACTAGCGTTTTACGATATAAGCTTAGGTGCAATACGCAAAACTACAGTTTCATTGTTACTAGGTGCTATCAGTGGTCTAAGTAATGTATTGAACGACGCAGACATTTTTGTTGGTAATGGTTCAAACATTGCAACAGGTGTTACAATGTCAGGCGATGCTACAATGGCAAATGACGGTACAATCACACTTACAGCCGCAGCGTTAGATGGTGGTTCATTCTAATCATTATAAATATAATGGTATGAAGAAGTAAACAACGATGCCCTTCATATGAAGGGCATCTTTATATAACCTTAGCTATATAGCTTTAAAATATAAGGTGCCAAATGGCAAACGAAATCGTATTAAAAAGATCTGCGGTTGCGAACAATGCTCCAGCCGTTGGAGACTTGGCTCTCGGTGAAGTTGGTATTAATACAAATGATGGTCGCGTATTCATTAAAAAGAATGACGGCGCAGACTCAATTGTAGACATTACTGATAACGTAAGAACTAAAACAACTACAGACCCTTCAGCAACAGATGACAATTCAAGTGGTCACCGTCCTGGTGACTTATGGCTAAACACAACCTCACAAAATGTATTCATACTTGTAGATGATTCAAACGCTGCGTCCATATGGACAAACATAACAAGTGATCGCGGCGGTAGTCTACTTCACAGTCAATGGGGTTTAGTTCACACAATAGATAATCCAAACGCCTTTGGGACAAGTCAATATGACTTTTTTGGTTCTGCTGTTTATGGTAGCAGTGGAGCAGCCTCTGCGGTATCAGGCGATTATATGGTTATTGGAGCTAACCAAGAAGATGAGGTAGGTGGTAATGGTTCTGGTAAGGTTTATGTTTTCAATATACACACAGGTTTATTAGCACGAACAATAGATAATCCAAACGCCTACGGAACAGTTTCAAATGATTATTTTGGTAGGTATATAGATATTGATGGAACTAAATGTGTAATTGCTGGTTCTGGTGAAGATGATGCAGGTGGTAATAGTTCTGGTAAGGTTTATGTTTATGACGTAACAACTGGAGAATTATTACTTACAATAAATAATCCTAATCCTTATGGAACCAGTGCGTATGATGAGTTTGGCGTTTCTGTTGGGATCAGTGGTAATAATATTATTGTAGGCGCACACAATGAAGATGAGTCAGGACTAACTAATTCTGGTAAGGCTTATATATTTAATGCAACAACTGGAGCCTTATTACAAACATTAAATAATCCTAACGCATATGGAACGGCTGCTTACGATCAATTTGGTAATCAAGTCTCAATTGATGGAAATAATTGTATTGTGGGAGCAAGATTTGAAGATGATGCAGGTGGCCTTAGTGCTGGTAAAGCTTATATATTTACAGTCTCAACTGGAGCTTTATTACATACTCTAGATGATCCTAACGCATACAGCACTTCTGCTGGCGATCAATTTGGTAATAATCTTGACATAAGTGGAAACTATGCTGTTGTAGGTGCATGGTATGAAGACGACGGAAATAATTATTCAGGTAAGGTTTATATTTTCAATGTAACAACAGGTGCTCTACTTTGGACTTTAGATAATCCAAATCCTTATGGAACTTCGTACTACGATGCGTTTGGTGCTAAAGTAGCTGTAGAAGGTAACTACGCCGCAGTAACCGCATGGTTTGAAGATGATGCAGGTGGGAATCAGTCAGGTAAGGTTTATATTTATGACGTTACAACTGGAGGTTTAATACACACTTTTGATAATCCAAACGCATATGGAACAGCCGCATATGATTACTTTGGTTCTATTGTTTCATTATCAGACAAATATATTATTACTGCGGCATCTTATGAAGATGATGTATCTGGAATTCAATCAGGTAAAGCGTATGTGTTTGCTCTTGAGGATTTATATGAAACAGATGCGCAAAGTTTATTAGCAGCTATAAAATCTATAGGTGATGGTAGCGGTATAAATGCTACTTACTTAGAAGGTAAAGATTCAAGTGAATTTGCTACGTCAGATGATTTATCTTTACTTGCTCCACTGGCAAGCCCTGCACTAACAGGAACTCCAACTGCTCCAACTCAAAGTGCAGACGATAATAGTACGAAGCTTGCTACAACTGCCTATGCAGACGCCCAAGCTCTTTCAGGTGGCGACCCAGCATTTACAAGTGATCCTTTAGGATTTAATTATCCAACTGCCCCAGGTGCCAACTCAATAGCGATTGCTATTGACGCAGACGCGAAAGAACAAAACTGCATTGCTTTTGGTAATGGAGCACAAGCAGGTTTAGTTGATTCAGGAACAGGAAATCGAAATGCAATTGCAATAGGAATTCTTGCAAAAGCGTATAATAGGTATAGTCTTGCATTAGGCGTTGAGGCAGTGGCTGGCTTAACTGGCGCAAGTGTTTTTTATGCAACTGCAATCGGTTGGAACTCATTATGCGAGGGTGCATCTGCAATTAGTGTTGGGTCATTATCTAAAGCTCTTGCATACGAAAGTATTGCTATTGGTTCCTCTGCCGAAGGAAGAGAAAGTAATTCTATTGCAATTGGCCCAGCCGCACAATCAGGACAAACTAATGGTGGTGGAGACGAACAAGATACAATTGCAATAGGAAACGTAGCGAAAGCGTATGAGAGTGGCGGTATTTCAATTGGTAGAGCTGCAACCACAGGTAAAAATGGAACAAGTATTGACCCTTATGCAATTGCAATAGGTTATCAATCAGAAGCAATTGAAGAAAAATCAATTGCTATAGGTTATACAGCGGACAGTAAAGGAACATCCGCTGTATCAATTGGTGACGGAGCTATAGCAAAAGAAACAGCCAATGTTGCAGTAGGACAATATGCTTTAACAGGACAAACTGAAGGTGGAAGTAATGAAGGATCTGCCATTGCTGTAGGAGCAAGTTCAAAATCATACGAGATAGGATGTGTGAGTATAGGTGCTCTTGCAACTTCAGGTAGAAACGGATCAACAAATGATCCTTATGGTGTTGCTGTAGGTTATTTTGCTATTGCAGACCAAGGATACACAACTGCATTAGGATATTTTGCCAAATCAAAAGGAACATCTTCAGTTTCAATAGGAGCAAACTCCGAAGCAAAAGAATCTACAACAATTGCTATAGGTGCCTCAGCGATTGCAGGTAGGACATATGCATCTGCAACAAATGAACGAGCAATTACAATAGGTGTTCTTAGTAAGGCTTATAATAAAGGATGTGTAACTTTAGGTGCTGGGGCAGTATCAGGTGATGTGGGTACTAATAATGAAGATTATGCAATTGCAATAGGTGATAGTGCAAATGCAGTTTTAGCAAATACAATCGCGCTTGGACAAGGTGCAACTGTAACTAACAAAGGTGAAATGGTAACTGCATTAGGAACAAACGCCTTTGAGAAGAAAATTGTATTACAACAAGATTTCACTTCGGCATCATTCACAGCCTTCACAGATTCACCAGTTATCCCAAGTAATAAAGCATGGAAGTTCACAGCACAAATAATTGCTCGTCAAGCTGTAACAGGTGAGGTTGCTTCATATAAAATTGATGGAATGATTAAGAACATTGCAGGAACAACTACAATAGTTGGAACAAATTATACTCTTGAAGAAGAAGAAGATGCAACTTGGGATTGTGTATTAGTTGCTAATGATACAAATGATACTTTAGAAATTCAATTTAAGACTGACGGAACAGCAAACGCCGTTTCCGTACTTGCTAACATACTGATAATGGAGGTATAAGAAAATGAAAGTAAAAAATCCTACCATTGATGGTGCGGTATTAACAGGTGACTCAACCGCAGTTACACAAAGCGCAGATGATAATAGTACAAAAATTGCTACAACTGCCTACGCAGATAATGCAGGTGGCGGTGGCGGAGGTGCAAGTACAATTAAGTTAATATCTTCTGGAACTACGTTCACTGCTTTATATACAGGTATTCATACAATATTTTTATGTGGTGGTGGCGGTGGCGGTGGCGGCGGCCAAACAGGTACACCTGGTGGTTATGGTTATCCAGGTGAAGGTGGTGATGGTGGTAATTTTGCAATTACACAAATGATAAAACAATCTCTAGTAAAAGACACTGTATATACAATTGCAATAGGAGCTGCTGGCGGTGGCGGCGCGCCAGGATATCCAGGCGTAGCTGGACAACAAGGTGGAAGTACAACGTTTGACGGCGTTACCATAACTGGCGGTCCAGGCGGCGACGGCGGCGGCGCCGCCTACACAACTGCAAACGGCGACGTGGGGATAAATTGTATTCCTTATGGGTTAGGTGGTGCTGGTGGAGTAAGTGCTCCTGGAGTAAATGGTAATCCAGGTGGTGCAGGTACAGGACATGGGGCTGGCGGCGGTGGCGGCGGTGGCGGCGGTTATCATGTATCTATAGGATATCTTGGAGCGGTAGGTGGCCCTGGGTCCCCAGGATTTATATTAATATCATGGTAGATATAAAATGTTCTTTGATGGTAGTTATAATAACTTAGGAAAAATTGATTCGTCATTACTTGATGAAATAAAAAATAAAATTATTAATATAAGTGAAGATGAGTGGCTGGATGATTCTATTGAAAGACAGCAATCATTCACAGTTCATAAAAACGTAAATAACTATAATATATTATTTGATTATGGAAATTTCCAAGAACTTGATAATAATAAAACAATAGATCGAAGATCAAATTGGAGTGAATTAGATAATATAGTAGATGGAGAAATTGTTGGTTTATTAATTGTTAATCTACACGCAGGTAAAGATATACCACTACATGTAGATGATGGTGAACATTTAAAAAACTCACGTAGAATACATTTACCAATAATAACAAATAAAAATGTTATTTTTAACGTAGACGGAGAGTATATAAATATGAAAGAGGGTTATTTATATGAAATAAATAATATGAAGCCCCACAGCGTTAAGAATAAAGGTTTGAGAGATAGAATACATATTATAATAGATGTGAAATAAGGAAAAAACAAAATGGCATTAGAATTAGGAATCACAACAGAACATGGTATTACGTTAGCAAATTCTTATACAAGAATTGTAAATTACTCAGGTGATATTGATAATGTTCGTGTCCAAACAATAACACACGCAGATGCAGCGGCAAGAACAGCAAATGATAAACAGATTAAGTCTGAATCATATGTATTTTCTGCTCCTGACACTGTTCCTGCTGGTGGATTAATAGATTGGGCTTATGCTCAAGTCAAAGCACTACCTGAGTTTACAGGATCAGTAGACGTATAAATAGTATTATACATAATCTAAAAGACTAGGCAGCTATGCACATAAAAAGACTAAACGGAATTTACCGAGGCGATACGAAAACTTATAAGTTCAACTTCCCTGGAGTTGATATTACGGATTGGACTATCTGGCTGACTTTAAAAATAGATGAGTTGTCGTCTGATGCCGCTGCGGCTATTCAAGTATCATCTACAGCAGGTGATAATGTTTTAGATGACCCAATCAATGGGATCATGTATGTCACTATCCCATCAGATCAGTCTGGCACATTAGAGCCTGGCCAATATTTTTATGACTTCCAAAGAGTCATTCAAGGAAGCCCTCCTGATGTTAGAACATTATTGGCAGGACAGGTTGAGATTTATACAGATATCACGCTTGCGACCTAAGGGGTAATCATGGGATACCCTGCAATAAATCAAGTTTCAAACACTGTTCATCTAGCAGAAGAATTTATTATAAATCTTGTTGAGGAGACTCTTGAGATAGGCCCAGGTGATTCAATCACAATGGACCTCGTTGAAGATACCATTGAGGTATTAACAACTGAAGAGATTATTACAGTATCTCCTGAGGAAGAAGTCCTCCAGTTCAACCTTTCAGAAGTAATCGAAATAATCAAGCCTGTAGAAACTGGCTTGCAATATGCTGAAGACGCAATAACCTCAATCAGGGTAGTTGCTTCACATTCAACCAAGATATATACAGCTATAAGATGGCTGGTGTATGCTAGGTCTACGATTGACCCAACAAATAAAAAATATTTTCAGGTATCAGCCTTTCACGATGGAGACAGTGTTGACGATGCCACCCAGGTGAAATTCTTTTGTATTGGTAATATGACCTTTGGGTTAGATATAATAGATATAGATTTTGATGTTCAATTAAGTGGGGCTGGAGCAAACCAGGTAATGTCACTGACTGTACAGTCCACAGAAGAGGTCGATGTGAGAGTTTCAGCAGATGCCATTGTTGAAATGTAAAGACCTTAATTCATAAATAATAACAACGGATAGTTAATTACAACATAGGGAGAGACACACATGTCGTCTAATTCATTTTTTGAAGTCGAAAAGGGCTTACAAATTGGGTCAGCAGTATTTTTATCAGGGGCTGGCGCTCCAGGTGGGGCTGGTGATCCTGATCTCGTTGGTTTAGGTTCATTTTACTTAGACACAACAAATGGTCAAATTTATCTTAAAGATACGGCTGGTACAGGTGTTGATAAGTGGGATACACTTTCAACCTCTACATACGTAGATAGTCAAGTTACTGCAGGTGGTTCATGGCGCGAACCAGTAGAAGCAATTGAAGATACATTAACTGCTACACCAGCCGCAGCAACAAATACAATCGACGGTGAAACTATAGTCACAGGAATGCGAGTATTGTTCACCAACCTTACTACTCCAACAGATAGGAATGTTTGGGTTGCAACTGGTACAACAGGTGCGTGGACATGGACAGAAGATGTACAAGAAGAAACATCTGGTGATACAATCTTTGTTTACAATGGTTCACACGCAGGTCAAACTTGGGTTTATAACGGTACTGATTGGATCCATACAGCGTCTACATCAGATGATGAATTAGGCTTTTTACGTTCATTCATTGGTAAAGGTGCAGCAGGTTCAGAATCTCCATCATATGCGAGTGCTTTGGTTGTAACACAAAACGCAAACTTAGAAACTGCAATTGGTGAATTAGATGTAGTTGTAGATGGTAACACAACAGACATTGGAACAAATGCAGGTGCTATTACTAACTTACAAAACGAAGACGGATTTATTCGTACGTTTGTAGGTAAGAGTGCAGCAGGTTCAGAGACACCAACTTATACATCGAATGGTTATATTTCTAATGGTGATACATTAGAAGCTGCTATTGGCAAGTTAGATAATCAAATCGGTATTAACGTAGGTAATATTAATGCCAACGCTTCTGAAATTGCACAAGCAAGAACAGAAACACAGGCACTTAACGTTACAACTTTAACAACTGTAGATAGTGTGAATTGTGATGTTACAGCCGCTGTCAAGTGGATGGTATATGTTCAAGGTAACTTGGTAGGTGATGCCGCTAAGAAATTTTGTATTGAAGTTTTTGCAACTCATGACGGACACAACGTATCAGGTGGCGCAGACGCAACTCAAGCAGACGACACACAATACGCTAAATTGAAAGTTGGAAACCTTTCAGGCTTAGACATTAGTATTGACGTTTCAGGTGCAGGCGCCGCTCAAGTTATGAACTTGAAGGTTGTATCAACAGACGCAGTAGATGTTAGAGCTGTAAGAGAAGTTATTGACTTTTAATAGTTGATAACACATAACAGGAATTGTTATGGCGACAAACTTAGATAAAGCGTTTGAAGTAGACGCAATAGTAATAGGTGAACTCGTCGGCATCGTAGCTGGTGTCGACGATCCTACTATATCAGGGCAGACCGCACCTTTAGGATCTTTATATTTAAGAACAAATGGTGACATTTTTAAGAAGGCTGGCGCAGGAAATATTGATTGGGAAGTCCTGGAAGCCACAACACAAACTCTTACTTCTACAAATGAATATAAAGGCCACGTTAATGTTGCTGTTAATTATAACGCAACAGATAAGGTTATAATTCTAGTAGACAGTACAGCACAAGCAGTAACAATCTCTCTACCAGATGCAGCAACATACCTGAATAAAATATTCCATGTAAAATGGAAAGCGGGTAATAACCTTGTATCTATATCAGCACAAGCAGGTCAAAATATTGACGGTGACCAGGTTCATATAATGGGCGATCTATATGATTCATTAGAATTTATATCAGACGGCTCAGATTGGTTTATTGTATAAGGAATTAGAATGGCGTATAAACACCAGCAAAATGTACAAGACGGCGAAACATTAATAGGTGAAGCAGGTCCTAATACGACTAAAGGTTCTCTTATACATGTTAAAGATAATACTGGTAAAGCAAGACCATTATCAACAGATGCCGCGGGTGACATACGCGTCGCGACTCAGGGGCAAGTGCTTCCTGATGATCCTACCGCAGCGAGGAAGGGGTCTTTGCTATATGTTGAAGACGCTGCAGGTAACGCACAAACATTAAAAACAAATGCTGACGGTGATATTCCTGTTGCTCCGAGAGATTTGATTTTAGATGGTGACCCAGTTGCAGGAATTAAAGGTCCGTTGATTCATGTTGCAGATGACATTGGAGATGCTACACCTTTAACACTTGAGCCAGATGGCTCTGTAAAAGTTTCACAAACACAATTACCGCCGCCTATCGTAGGACAACAAAACGTTACACGATTTTTGACAGGTTCATTAGGATCGGCAGGTATTGTTAGGAGTGGTGTAACATTACAACAAGGTGTAGATGGGTCTGCTTCACCAGTAGAATTTTATATAGGATCACACCTTGATTACGATATTCACGTTATGCAAATTACTATTGTTATAGGTGACTCGGCGGTTACTCATAACAACTTTGGTAATGTTAATCCATTAACAAATGGTTGGACGTTAGAGATTCAAGAGTCTGGTGAAACATACGAGATTATTTTAAATGCTAAGACAGGTGGTGAGTTGATTGCACAATCTGGTTTTAGTAATCCGTTTGGTGATGGTCTTGGTTCGTTTGAATTGACAAACTGGGACGGGAACAGTGATGCTTCTATTATTACAATACCTATTTACCAATGGCTTCCTAATGGCTTGCGTATTGGTCGAGATTCATTAGATGAATTAAGATCAAGAGTAAATGATGATCTAACAGGACTACAACACTTTGAAGTTCGTATCTTCGGATTTAAGAACTACCCAGTATAAGGAATAACAATGGCAGATGCACCACATAAAACGGAAGACGGATTACCTAAAGTTTATCCTTCATGTAGGCCTCATGGAACTACAACCTATTTTACTGGTGCGGGTGATCACCCAGTAAATGGCGTAGGTCAAGGAAATAAATTATTATTTAAGTTAGGTGTTAATGATCCTAGTCAAAAAGTTGATCTTACATTCAATGAAGATGTATACATTAAAGACGGTTATATGATTGCAAGGGGCGCGCCGTTTGGTGCGTCTGTTGATATTGAAGTTTATCATCCTGGTCTACAGAAGGTTGTTAGTTGTTTTGGTAAAGCTATACCTATTTTAGACAATGGTTGGTTCCCTTTAGATACAGAGGATAGATCATTAATGCCTGCGGGATTAATGTTAAGAATAACATGCCGTAATGCTGACGGAGTAGATAATGCTGAAGGTTCTGCTGAATTTGTAATGGCAGGAAGAATAGAAATGTACAGGAAGACTACTGTATAAATATAATATAATAAGGAGAAAGCAATGGACGCTTTTTTGAATTTCATACATAAAGGACAAGTAGTACGTAGAGCAATTTTGTTATGGGCGGTTTGGCTTTCAACTGTTGTATCTTTTGAGATGATAGAATACTCTATCAAGTTTTCAGAGAAAAATGGTGAGGAGTTATTAGGTGTTGCTGCGGTTATTGGCGCAATCCTAACACCTGTCCTTGGCTTAACTGGTTGGATAATTAAAAATTATGCTGCAAATCCTTCAGTCGTAGAGAAGGATCAAAAAGAAGGATAAATTATGTTTGGGGCATTAATCAGTTTTATGGGTGGAGCAAAACTTAAATTAATAGGTGCTGGTATCATTGCACTTCTATTATGGGCTGCTTGGAGTCATTACACTTATATAAGAGATGATCGTATTCAGCTTATTAAAGATAAAGCTATAATTGAAACTGCTCTTAAAACAGAGAAGGCCAGCTTTTCGTCTTATAAAATAACAACTGAAAAGAACTATAAAGATATTCAAGAAGATATTATTAGCTTGGATAAAGATTATAAAAAATCTGAGAAGAAGGTTAGAAAGTTTAGCAAGATGCTTGAAAGACATGATCTTGGTCACTTGACATTTAAGAAGCCAGGATTAATTGAACGTAAAGCAAATAGAGCAACAAAGAAAGTCTTTAAAGACTTTGAGGAGTTAGGCGAATGAAAAAATTAATTATCATTGCCCTTGCTTCTACTTTTATGCTTTCAGGTTGTTTTTGGAACACAAAAACTGAATATATAACTAAAATTGTTGAGGTTCCAGTTAATAATATAGTTTATGCAAGGCCAATGCGTCCTTCACTATTAAACATAGAGTGGAAAGTTTATGGTGAAAAGAACCGAGGTGATGCTGTTATATATTTACAAGATAAAGCTTTAATGTGTTTAAGTATACCTCATTATGAGAACCTTGGGAAAAACATGACAAGGATTTACTCAACCGAAGAAGGTTTATATAGTTTGTTAGATAAATATGAAGCTGATAGAGCTACAGATGAAGCCAAAGAAGCTACAAAGGAAGAATAATAATGGCAACAAGCGTTTTTAATAGATTAGAATCACCACAGGAGTTAATTGACTACGCCTGCAGGAAACTGGGTGCGCCTGTCATTAATATTGAGATAGATCAATCTCAAGCCGAAGATAGAATAGATGATGCGATGCAATTGTTTATGCAACGGCACTATGACGCCGTCGAAGAAGTATGGATCAAAACAACTTTCAATGCATCTGATATAACTCGTGGCTACAAAAGAATGGATGAAAATTTAGTTGCTGTTATTGGTATGATTGAACACTCATCTAGTTCATTAGAACCAGCTTGGACAGATATCACCTACCAATTAAAATATAATAACATGGTAGATATCACTTCCCCAGATATTGTTAATTATGTATTGACAATGGAACATATTAATTTGATCAATAGTCTAATCAAGCCTAAAAGATCATTTCAGTTTAACAAATATTCACACCAATTAAAAGTTATGGGTAATTTGAAAGCTGGAGACTTTGTTGTGGTTCAAGCTTATAAAAGTTTAAATCCAGACTTTGTTTTAGACATATACAATGATGAATGGTTAAAGAGATACGCTACTGCTCTTATTAAAAGACAGTGGGGAGCAAACTTGAAGAAGTTTGAAGGTGTACAGATGCCAGGTGGAATCACACTTGACGGACAATCAATTTTTGACGAAGGTAATGAGGAAGTTCAATCTCTTGAACAAGAGTTTTCACTAACATATGAATTACCCGTCGACATGTTCATGGGATAAGGAATTTAAAAATGTCATTAGAAAAAACTGCAAAATTAATAATTGAAGGTAATGAAGACCCAAAACTTGATCAATTTTTTAAATTTCTAGATAAAATAGAAGCGCAAGCTAAAAAGAAACAATCTGAAATGGATAAAATAGAAATACAATGGGATAAAGTAGTTGCTAAAATAGCAAAAGCGGGCGGCAAAGTTAGTTATAGTTTTAAGGATAGTTTAGCGTGAAAAACTTTAAAGAATTTATAGATGAAAAGGTTGATAAACGTCTAACAAAAGTTCTTCATCGTATACCTGCAAATATTAAAGCAACTTTAAATTATATAAAATATAAACATAAAACATTAAAAAAAACTGACGATGAGATTGTAGTTGAAATATCAAAAGGTAAGAAGAGGGTAGAAATAACAGTTCTTGCAGATGATTTAGAATATTTGAACTGGGTGTTATATGAAGGTAAAAATATTGTTGAATCTGGAAATGATAATGTTTATAATGAAGTTAAAAAAATAGTCAATAACTTTTTAGATAAGAATAAATAATGAAAAACTTTAAAGAATTTATAAGCGAAGCCTCTACACCAGCCGAAGGTATGATGAAGGATATTGAAAAGAGTTTTAAAAAGCAATTTCCTAAAGGCTGGTCAATCATACACCAAGGTGGAGGTATATCAAAAGACACTATCTCTATAGTAATTGGTCTTATTGGTAACAAGAGCGATTTACCAAATGGGATATTAGAGAATGATCCAATGTTTCATTCATGGTTGTTATTTCAACACCCTAAAGGATACACCGCTGAGATACTACAAGCAGGAATTAGTATTAACCCACCAGAAGATAGTTACTTGGCAATGGGTAGAATTAAAACGAAATGGCGCAAGACAACTGGTGACGAAGCCAAGATGGTTAAAACGCTTGACGCTTTTTTTAAGAAGTTGAAGAAATTAGTTAAAGATAACGAAGATAACATCTTCGGACGAAGCAAATATAACGATAAATATTTTAAATAAGGAAAATCACAATGAAGAAGGATTTAAGAGAAGAGGCAAGGAAAGTGATGGGGATAAATGAGGTAAAAGGTAATCCTAAATCCTTAACGAAAGATTTTAATGATTTGTTTCATTTAATGAAAAAAATGCCTGATGATATGCCAACTACATTAAATACATTATCTTCAAATAAACCTAAAATAGCTGCAGAATTGGATGGTGCTATTAGGACAGTTAATGAAATGGTTGGTAGAATTTTAAAAGGTAAAATTTAACAATTAAATAAGGAAAGTAAAATGTCTAAATATAAAAGTCTAGAAGAATCAGTAAGGACAATGAACGAAGCGTTTGATACAGGCAAAGTAATTAAAGCCTTGATTGATACTTCTTTCGGTGGTAGCAATGAAGAGCAAATGAAAGCTATCCAACTTATGAAAGGATTGGCAACATCAGATGATCCAATGTCAAACAAGTTTATGAAAGCATTAGATGCCTTCACAAGCAAGATGGATGCGGATAGCTTCAAATAATGAAAACGTTTGCTGAATTTATATCTGAAGGTAAGACTATAACACTTTCAAATAAAGTGTTTGATGAATTATGGGCTTTAGAATATGACACTGTAAGTAATGGTTCTCCAAAAGAGAAAATAGAATTGGCAGACGCGTTAGAAGCTGCAAAGAAGAAAGGCGCCAGTCGTGTTTTGAATGTATCAGATAAAGTTTATGAATATACAAAGAAAGCTTTAGAGAATGCTATTGATATAGCCGACGATCAAAACAAAAAATCATTAATGAACACTCTTAAAAAGGCAATGGATAAACTGTAATGGCTATTAAGTCTCATTTCAATTTATACGGATTAAATCCTGAGGATGGAAGCAATAACAACGAGCAAACTTTAATAAAAGATCTTGTTGCTGAGGCTATTCAAATGTATGGTATAGATGTACAATACCTTCCTCGTACACTGCAAAAAGAAGATAAATTATTTGGTGAAGATATACTTTCATCATTCGACGACGCATATACAATTGAGATGTATATTCAAAACGTAGATGGTTATGAGGGTGAAGGTGAATTCCTTAAGAACTTTGGTTTAAGCGTAGGTGATCAAGGAACACTTGTTGTATCCTCACCAAGATTCACAGAAGTTACTACAATGGCAAAACCTCTTGAAGGTGATTTGATTTACTTCCCATTATCAAAAGGTTTATTTGAAATAAAATTTGTTGAAGATGAAAAACAATTTTATCCAGCAGGATCATTACCACAATATGTTCTAACTGTTGAATTGTTTACATACTCTTCAGAAGACTTCAATACAGCTATTCCTGAAATTGATATTATATCAGATGTTGATCAAGACCCATTAACTGTAGGTCCTGGTGACCCATCAGATGCAAGTGATGATATAGAAACTGAGGCAGCATCATTCTTAGATTTTGAAGAAGATAATCCATGGGGTAATTATTAAATGTTCGGTCAAACGTTTTATTTTAATACAAGTCGAAAGATTGTTGCTGGCTTTGGAACTCTATTCAATAATATAAGTATTGAAAGGAAGGACGCTGCAGATGCAGTTGTTAAAACTTTAAATATTCCTTTGGCATATGCGCCTAAGCATAGATACCTTGCACGTTTAAGACAAGACTTAGCTGCAACAGGTGGAACAACTCCAAGTATCAAAACAACACTTCCTAGAATGAGTTATCATTTAGAAGGTTTTGATTATGATGCAACAAGGCAAGTGAGTCCACTTAATTATAAAAAAACTAAACATGCTACAGACGCTAATTTGTTTATTAGGCAAATGAACCCTGTACCTTGGAACTTTAATTTTTCATTAAATGTATTTTCCAAAAACATGGAAGATGGTTTACATATCATAGAGCAAATAATTCCTTACTTCCAACCACACGTTAATATAACTATTAAAGACATCCCTGCTTTAGATATTAGAAGGGATATTTCAATAGGACTTCAAAGTGTTTCACCTACTGATAATTACGAAGGTAGTTATGACGACGAAGATAGAATATTGTCATGGGATTTTAACTTCCTAGCAAAAGGATATTTTTATCAGCCAATTACAGAGACTGGAGTTATTAAAAACTTTTTTGCTTATATCGGTAACACTCCAGAATATGCAAATTGGTCTCCAGAACAAATTATAGAATCAGTTGGTGTATTAGTTGACCCTCAAAGCGCGGCTATAGATGATCCATTCACAACACCTACTACTATAACTGAAGGTCCTATCATAAAACCATAAGAGTAATAAATTGTGACTAAAAGAAAGAACACAATAAGTAAATCTACAAAAGCACTCGACGAAGCACTTAACATCGCAGAAGATATAATTGAAGCAGAGGTTATTGAAGATGTTCCTACCATTGTTGAGGAATCCAACGTTCAAATAATCACAGCGTCTGATCAGAATAATAGTGTATCCAAAAGAGAAAATGAAATCGAAAGTGATTATGATCTTGCCCGTACAACTATGCGAGGTCTTTTAGTTAAAGGTAATGAGGCTATTGAAAGGATATTAGAGCTTGCTAAGGGTAGTGAGCATCCAAGAGTTATTGAAGTTGCTGCAGGAATTATTAGAGATACTTCAAATGTAGCCAAAGACTTAATGCAAGTACATAAAATAAGAAATGACGTTGAGACACCAGGATCAAAAGGATCTACAGGAGAAGGTGGTGAAACTAAAGATGGTGTTACAAATGTTTTCATTGGTTCAACAGCCGATCTGAAAAAAGCCATAGACGATTCGTCAAAGAAGACTAAATAACAATATGATTGAAGATGCAGTAAAATTAAGTAGACACCAAACATACCTAGGTAATCCTAAGCTAAAGAGAGAAGCGGTTGAGATTGCTTTCACTCAAGATCAGATTGATGAATATGTTAAGTGCCGTGACGACATAAGTTATTTTGTTAGAAATTATATGAAAATCACCCATGTTGACGATGGCCTTATTCCTTTTGAGATGTGGCCGTTTCAAGATGAGTTATTACATCACCTTGTAGATAATAGATTCAGTATTGTAAACACTGCGCGTCAGGTAGGTAAAACAACTATCACTGTCGCTTTCTTGCTCCACTATATATTATTTAATGATTATAAGTCTGTAGGAATACTTGCCAATAAAGGAGCAACTGCTCGTGAGATCCTAAGCAGATTACAATTGGCTTATGAATGTTTACCTTATTGGTTGCAACAAGGTGTAATTGAATGGAACAAAGGTTCAATTGAATTAGAGAATGGTTCTAATATACTGGCGGCGTCTACTTCAAGTGCTACTGTTCGTGGTTATTCATTCTCAACAATATTTGTGGATGAAGCTGCTTTCGTATCAACCAACATATGGGAAGGTTTTTATAATTCAGTATATCCAACAATATCATCTGGTAAGCATACCAAGATTATATTAGTTTCAACTCCAAATAGCCTTAACCACTTCTACAAGCTGTTCACGTTTGCAGAAGCAGGTAAAAATGACTACAAGCCGTTCTCCGTCACTTGGAGAGACGTTCCTGGCAGAGACGAAGCTTGGAAGCTTGAGACAATTAGAAATACGAGTGAGGATCAGTTTTCACAAGAACATGATTGCCAGTTCCTTGGTTCTACTAATACACTTATATCCTCTAAGAAGATCAGAGCACTTACTCCAATCACTGAAATATATAGAGATGATGAAGGTAAGTATAAGATGTTCAAGGCTCCTGTAGTTAATAAAGAAGAGCCTAAATTAAATCATACTTACATGCTGACCGCAGATGTGGCGAGAGGCCGTGGGATGGATTACTCAGCATTGTCCGTTGTAGATATAACTGAATACCCATTCGAGCAGGTGGCAACATGGAGGAGTAATAATGTTTCACCTCTAATGTTCCCAGACATTATTGCAAAGATTGCAACCGATTATAATATGGCATATGTCCTGATTGAGAATAACGATGCTGGTGAAGAAGTTTGTAATATCCTCAACTACGAATTAGAGTATGAAAATATATTGTCACCTATGGCAGGGAAGAAATTTCAACTAGGAGTGAAGACAACAAAATCAGTAAAAAGATTAGGTTGCTCAAACTTCAAAGATCTTGTAGAGAAAGACAAGCTTATCATATATGACGAAGACACTGTTAATGAGATAGCTGGTTTTGTTGCCAAGGGCGTTTCATATGAGGCAGATGGGGATGGGCACGATGATCTTGTTATGGGATTGGTGATTTTCTCATGGTTATCATCTCAGGAGTTCTTCAAGGAATTATCTGACAGTGATATGAGAAAAACATTATTTCAAGAGAACATTAAAAGGCTGGAAGATGAATTAACACCCTTCGGCCACATAGATAAAGGACTTCAATCAGCACCTGGACAGGGCACTTTACCAGATACCTTCAAAGAAGATGGTGAAGTGTGGCATACCGTGGGTGGTGAGGATGATACAGGTTTTGGATCACTCTAAAGGTACAGAATCATAAATAATTACAGTTATTAACATGTGGAACTAAAAAATCTATATATTTAGAAAAGGGGTAAGGAATACCCCCAGATAAGGAGAATAAAAAATGGGTTTCAGTTTATCAGCTTCTGTAAACGTAAAAGAACTTGACCTGACTACTACTGTCCCTGCAGTTGCGACCTCAATAGGCGCAATGGTTGGTGATTTTGCTTGGGGTCCTGTAGAACAAGTTACACTTGTTGACAGCGAAAACAATCTTGTAAAACACTTCGGCCTGCCAGGTGAGACAAACTTTGTAGACTGGTTTTCAGCTTCAAACTTCCTTTCATACGCAAACAATCTTAAGTTAGTAAGAGCAGTTGGCGCACTTGCAGAAAATGCTGGTGACACTGACGGCATCTTGGTTAAAAACTTAGATGATTATGATTTGAATGGAACAAGTATTGATGCATCATTAAATAGCTTTGTTGCTAAGTATCCAGGTGTATTTGGAAACGGCATTGAAGTAGAACTAGCAGACAGCACGAACTTTGTTGGTTGGACACACGAGGCAGACTTTGACTATGCTCCAACAGGTCAAGAGATATTTGTGGTTGTGTTGTTAGATGGTGACATTGTTGAAAAATTCACAGCATCTGAAGATGTTGCTGCAAAAGACTTTAATGGTAATAACAACTATATTGAAGAATTGTTAAATCGTACTTCTCAATATGTTTATGTTGTTATGGCTAACTTAGACACAGGTACAAATGGTTTCAGTTACCCACTTGCTGGCGGATTAGACGATGCTCCAGGTGATTCAGAACGTATATTAGGTTATGATTTGTTTTCAAACTCAGACGATATAGACATTAGCTTGGTGATGCAGGCAGGTGCTTCTAGCGTAGTTGGTTTGTATATCAAAGACAATATTGCAGACTCACGTAGAGATTGTGTTGCATTCTTATCACCTGCTAAAGCAGACGTGGTAGGTTCATTAACAGCAGTAACAGATACAATCGCAACCAGAGATGGTTTTGGTTCAAGCTCTTATTGTGTTATGGATAGCAACTATAAATATCAATATGACAAATACAACGACAAATATCGTTGGTTGCCACTTAACGCAGACATCGCTGGCTTATGTGCTAGAACAGATGATGTTGCTGATCCTTGGTTCAGCCCAGGTGGTCCTAACCGTGGTCAAATTAAAAATACAATCAAACTTGCTTACAATCCTTCAAAAGCTGAAAGAGATGAGTTGTATAAGAATGCTATCAACCCAGTTGTTACATTCCCAGGTGAAGGAACATTGTTGTATGGTGATAAAACATTACAAACTAAGCCTTCAGCGTTTGATAGAATCAATGTGCGTAGATTGTTCATTGTACTTGAAAAGGCAATTGCAACATTTGCAAAATACAGCTTGTTTGAATTTAACGATGTGTTCACACGCAACCGTTTCGTAAGTGCTGTAGAACCATTCCTACGCAATGTTCAAGGAAGACGTGGTGTAGTTGATTTTAGAGTTATTGCTAACGAGACTAATAACACAGGCGAAGTAATTGACAGAAATGAATTTGTAGCTGATATTTATATCAAGCCTAACAGAAGCATTAACTTTATATACCTTAACTTCGTAGCTATTAAATCAGGCGTAACATTTGAAGAAATCATAGGCTAATATGTTGGTGGGAGTAATATCCCACCAGTATAAATAATATAACAAGGAATATCAAGAAAATGAATATAACAGATTTCAAGGGATCATTTAATGCGTTGGCTAAACCAACTCTTTACAGAGTATATGGTTTTGGTGCCGATCGACAGCTTGAATTTTTATGTAAGGCAGCACAACTACCAGGCGCAACCTTGGGAGTTATTGAAGTTCCTTACATGGGAAGAAAAATCAAAGTTGCAGGTGATAGAACATATGCAGAGTGGACACCAACTATTATGGCTGACGACACTTTTGCACTTAGAACCTACTTTGAAGAATGGACAAACAAAATCAATTTGCCAGAAGGAAATACTGGTCAATCATCTGTAGAGTCTTACAAAGAAGATGGTTACATTGAACAATTGACTGAAGACAACAAAGTTATTGCAATATATAAAATGATTGGCTGCTTCCCAACAGAAGTTGCTCCAATTGACGTGTCTTTTGAGTCTAACGATACTGTTGAAGAATTTACAGTAACACTCCAAATGGATTATTGGATTCGCGAAAAATAAGCTTTACCAATTAATAAATAGGATTGTTTAATGAATTTATTTGGTTTTAACATAACTAAGTCTACAGCAGAGAAAGAAGAAAGTAAATTAAAATCTTTCATTGCTCCTGACGAAAATGATGCAGCGATTGAACTTGAAGGTGGAGTAGGTAATTATCAGTATAACGCCGACTTTGAATTAAGTTACAAAAGTGAAGAGCAGCTTGTTACCCATTATAGATCAATGGCTTTACAAGCTGATATTCAAGCCGCATTAGATGACATTGTTAATGATGCCATTTCGTTTGACTCTGACGGCAAGCCAGTAGAAGTTAACCTTGAGAAAACAAAGTTTTCAAAGAGTGTTAAGAATAAAATTAAAACTGAATTTGAAGAAGTTTTAAGGATCTTAAATTTCAATGAGTCAGGTGATGAACTATTTAGACAATGGTATGTTGATGGAAAACAATATCATCATATTGTAGTTAATCCTGATAAAGAATCTGAAGGAATTAAGGATATCAGGTTCATTGATCCGCGTAACATTAAGAAAGTTAGGAATGTTGAGAAGAAGATTGTTGACGGTGTTGAGGTAATTGCTTCAACAGATGAGTTTTTCATATATGAAGAGCGTACAAAAGAACGCGGCACCAAACAACAACTTCAAATAGATCCTAAAGCGGTTGTATATACCCACTCAGGTTTATATGACGATGAAAAGAATGTTATGTTGTCTTATATGCATCAGGCAATTAAACCTTTCAATCAGTTAAAGTCACTTGAAGATTCAGTTGTTATTTACAGATTATCAAGAGCCCCTGAACGTAGAATATTTTATGTAGACGTTGGCAACTTACCAAAGACTAGGGCTGAAGAATACCTTAAGTCTGTAATGAGCAAGTACCGCAATAAGATTGTGTACGATGTTAATACTGGTAATGTAAAAGATAACGTTGCACATAGATCAATGCTAGAAGATATTTGGTTGCCACGTAGAGAAGGTAGCCGTGGAACAGAAGTATCAACTTTAGAAGGTGGTCAAAACTTAGGCGAGATGGATGATGTTAATTATTTCCGTCAAAAGCTATACGCTTCACTAAGGATCCCACTAACAAGACTTGATCAAGAAGCAACGGTTAGTATAAGTAGAGCAAGTGAAATATCTCGTGATGAAATTAAATTTTCAAAATTCATAGAGAAATTACGTAAGAAGTTTGCACGTTTATTTTATAGACTACTTAAAACACAACTTATCCTTAAGAACATTATCACTGAGGATGATTGGGATAAACATAAAGAAAACATCCTTTTCAACTTCACCTCAGACATGCATTTTGCTGAATTGAAAGAAGCAGAGATTATGTCAGAAAGAGTTGAGATGCTTGGCAACATGGAAGATTATGTTGGTAAATACTTTTCAATTGCTTATGTATGATGGATAAACAAATTAAAGACGAAGAAGAAGCTGGCCTGAACGACGATGATGAAGATGATGGTGGTGGTGGCGGTGGAGACTTTGGCGGCGGTGGTGATGAAGAACCAGCCGATGAAAAACCAGATGATGGTGAAGAAGATGAAAAACCAAGCGGTGAAGAGTAATGCCTGATAAAGAAGCTAAAATTAAAGATGCAGTAGCCGAAGCCCTTGCTATAAAAAAGGAAGAGCGTTTAGCCACACTTAAGAAAATAGGTGTGATTGTAGGTATTGTTATGGCAGTAGGTGGCGCCTTATGGGGTTCTGCTCAGGCAGCTATTTATTATCACTTGGATGAAAGATATGTTCAAGTTGCATCATATGTTGACGCTAAGAAGCAAGAACGTATTGCCTTCTTGAATGATAAAATATTTATTTTAACATTTAAAGTTAATAGTGGAACAGCATCTCCAATAGAACACGCTCTATTAGAACGCTATAAAAACGAATTAATAAATTTACATTAAGACTAGGACATTAAAAAATGGCTAAGAAAGATATGGCAGTAACCAAAATCAAATCACCTGCTGATTTTAAACAAACTATCGCAGATAGGCTTGATGAAAAGTCTATCACAGCACTTGAAGCACTTAGAGTAAGTCTTTCAAATAAAGTGCTAGAGAAGGCGTCTAATGACAAGTAAAATCAAAAATTTAATTGATTTTTTAAGTAGCGATAAAACATCGCCCGCAGATGCCCTTGACGTTTTTAATGACGTTATGAAAGAGAAGTCAGACGAAGCTATTGATAGTCTTAGACAGCTTGCTTTTGAAGGTGTTACTGAAGAAGATGAAGAAGATCAATATGAGGAATGTGATTGCGAGGAAGGCGATGAAGATTGTAACTGCGAAGAAGTTGTTACAGAAGCTGGCCGAAAGATCGTAGTTAAAGTTGACTCAAAAGGTAAACGTCGTAAGAAGCTTGTTTGTGGTCCAGGTAAAAAGAGTAAGGATGGTAAATGCGTTGTTCAAAAATCATCTGAAAAAATTGCTCGTAAGAAAGGATTGAAGAAAGCTGTACGCTCGAAGAAGGCTGGTGGTGCAGGAGCGAAACGTAAAGCTAACATTAAGAGAAATAAAGCTCTTAAAAAACGTAAGTCTCAAGGATTGTAAAATGCCAAGTTTAGAACAACAATCAAAATCATTAATGGAAGGCGAAATCCTTAAAGAAAAGATTGCATCTACTAAAGCTGTTAAGAAAGAGTTAGGTAAGATGTTAAGTGTGATGGGTAAGATGAACGATAAGGTTGCTATGGAATTTGATGATTATATGGATAATAATTCAATACAAAAGATTTTAAGAAATATAGAAGATCTTGAAAGTACAATTATAAGTGTTGGACACAAATTAAAATAAGGGAATATAATATGTCAAGTTTACAAGATGCAATTAAAAATATTGGAAAACCAAAAGTTGATCCAATGGTTAAAGAGATAATTGAACACGAATTGTTCATTGAAAATCTTGCATATGGTTCAGAACCAGTAAACCCAGAACAAACAAAAACAGAACGCGATTACTCTGCACAAGATATGGCTTGGAGCCTTATCAATACTGCAAGACGACTACGCGGCACGGAAGCAGATGATGCTGAGATAATGAAAACTGTTAAAGAGCTTATGACACTTATACATAAGAACCTAACAGATCAAGGAATCAAGGTATAAAAATGAAGCTGATCACAGAAATAAACGAAAATACAGAATTACTTACTGAAGGTAAGGGTAAAGATAAAAAATATTTCGTTGAGGGTATATTCCTTCAAGGTGGTATTAAAAACCGTAATGGACGTGAATATCCAGTAGAAACACTTATGAAAGAAGTGTCTCGCTACAATGCTCAATATGTAAAGCAGAATAGAGCGTTTGGTGAATTGGGTCATCCTGAAGGTCCTTCAATCAACTTAGATCGTGTATCACATATGATCACCAGTTTGAAGAAGGAAGGTAATGACTTTGTTGGTCGTGCCAAGGTTATGGACACACCATACGGTAGAGTAGTAAAGAATTTCATTGATGAAGGTGCTAAGTTAGGTATATCCTCACGTGGGATGGGTAGCATTAAAAAGGAAGGTAATAGGAATGTTGTTCAAGATGACTTTTATCTTGCAACTGCAGGAGACATTGTTGCTGACCCTTCAGCCCCAAGCGCCTTTTTAAATGGTATTATGGAAGGAAAAGAATGGATCATGGAAAGCGGCGTCCTGATTGAAAAGGATGTTGAAGATTACAAAAAGCGTATAAATGCAGCAAGTAGATCTGTTTCAAGGGAAACTGAGAAAGAGATGCTGGCGGTATTTGAGAGTTTCATAAATAAACTCTAAACAAGCAAATTTATAAATATAATTTATAATACAATTATAACAACAGGTATCTAGATTAGGAGCAAAATATGAATTTTCAATGCCCAGAATGTGAAACTGTAATGGAACTTAAGGAAGACAAGCACGTTTGCCCTAATGCAGATTGCGGTCACGAAGTTACACTTGCAGAAGCTAACGAATTATTTGAAGATGGTAAAATCATTGGTCTTGTAGAAGACAGTGAAATTGATGAAATCCTTGAAACTTTGAAAGAAGCTAAGAAAACTTCTAAGAAGGAAGAAGAGGATGAAGATGAAGAAGATAAAGACGACGACGACGACAAAATGAAGAAAGAAGGTAAAAAGTCATCTAAGAAAGAAGAAGAAGATGATGAAGATGAAGACGACGACGACGACGACAAAATGAAGAAAGAAGGCAAGAAAACTGCCAAGAAAGAAGAAGACGACGAAGACGAAGATGATGAAGAAGATAAAGACGTGAAAGAAGAGTCTTTTGATATTGATTCACTTGATCTTGATATGTCAGAAGACGTTGCGGCTATGTTCAATGGTGAAGACTTGTCAGAAGCATTTCAATCAAAAGCATCTACAATCTTTGAAGCGGCTGTAAAAGCTAAAGTAAAAGACGTTGCTAAGGTACTTGGAGAGCAAAAGGTTGCTGCAATTAAAAAGGCAGTAGACGCTAACAAGACTGAGATGGAAGAAAGCTTGAATGATTACTTAGATTATGCCATTAAAGAATGGGTAGAAAAGAACCAAGTTGCACTTGAGTCTAAGACCCGTACTGAAATGACAGATAAATTCATGGAAGGGCTTGCTTCATTGTTCAAAGAACATTATGTTGATATCCCTGCTGACCGCTTTGATGTATTGGAAGCAATGGCAGAAGAACTTGCTGACACTAAGGAAAAGTTGGATGAGCAGATCACTAAAAATGTTGATGCTAACAAGAGCTTGAACGAAGCAACTTCAAAAGAAATCGTTTCAGAGATTGCTGAAGGATTAGCTGATACTGAAAAGGAAAAGTTGGAAAAATTAGCGGAAAATGTAAGCTTTGAAGATGAAAGCAAATTCCGTGAGGAAATCAAGACATTAAGAGAAAGCTACTTTAACAAGGGCTCATCTAGTGACGATGATGATGATAGAGGGAGCGCAGGTGGACTTACTGAGGAAAATGATTTAGTCTCAAGCGTGTTAAAACACTTAGGTAAGAAAGATTAAATTCTAAATCCTTAATATTATAAATAAATACAAATATAACAATATTTACAAAAGAATACTTGTTTGAGGAGAAACAAAATGCAAGCTATCTTAAATGAAGCAGTAAGAGAAAAGTGGGCTCCTATCATCGAATGTGAAGATGTAGCTCCAATTAAGAACAGAGAAGTGCGTAATAACACTATTCGAGTTCTTGAAAACCAAGAAAAAGATTTAAAGGAAGCGACTAAAGCTGGCGATATGGATAATTGGGATCCAGTCCTAATTAGCATGGTTAGACGTTCACAACCTACTTTGATTGCAAACGACCTTGTTGGTGTTCAACCAATGAGCGGACCAACTGGTTTGATCTTTGCTATCAAGTCATGGTACGGTAAGGTTCCAGGCGTTGGTACAGAAGCTTTGGCAATAACTGAACCAGATTCAGCTTACTCAGGTAAGTATGATACAGTAGACGCAGAAGCGTTAGGTACTGCTGAAAATGTTGCTGGTGGAGTTGGTGACCCAGTTGCTGACCCAGTTGTTCAAACTGATCCTTGGAATGAAATGTCATTTGACATTACTTCAACAACTGTGGCTGCAAAGACACGCGCATTGAAGGCTAAGTATACAACTGAATTAGCACAAGACTTAAAAGTAATTCATGGTCTTGACGCTGAAACAGAACTTGCTAACATTTTGAGCGGTGAAATTGTTGCAGAACAAAACCGTGAAATGGTACAAGAAATTAACACACAAGCTATTACAAGCACACAAGGCCAAGTACCAGGTACTTGGGACGTTGCAGATGCATCAACAGATACTGATGGTCGTTGGGAAATGGAACGTTATAAGAGTTTGATCATGGCTATTAACCGTGAGTCTAACCAAATTGCGCTTGAAACACGCCGTGGCCGTGGTAACTTCATCATTGCATCTGCTAACGTTGTTAGCGCATTGCAAACAGCTGGACGTTTTCACTACGCAGGTGGTGATTTAGGTCAGTTGGATGGCGACACTGTTGGTATCACGTTTGCTGGTGTAATGAACGGCATGCATAAAGTTTATATTGATCCTTATGCTGCAACTGACTATGTAACCGTTGGTTACAAAGGCGCAAACGTATATGACGCTGGTATCTTCTGGGCACCATATGTGCCATTGACAATGGTTAAAGCCATTGGTGAAGAAGACTTCCAACCACGCATTGGATTTAAGACACGCTACGGCTTGGCTTATAACCCATTCGTATCAGGTAACGTTGGCGAAAACTCATATTACCGTAAGCTGCTTGTTACTGGTGTATAAGAGAAGTACAACAAAACAATAATAATAACGTTGTTTCAAAAGTGGCCGAAAGGCCACTTTTTTTGGGCTAAATAATCTGACTAAATAGTACCATAATAATAAACGTTCTAAAAGGATATTGGAATGAAAGCAATATTAAGATTCAGTAGAAAGAGATGGAGCATTGCAAGCTGGTTTATCAGAGTATTCACTATGTCTAATTATAGTCATGTGGATGTAGTAATGCCTCACACAGAAGGTCAAAGATTATTTGGTGCTTTATTATGGAAAGGTGTATCATATCACAGAAGTACATATGATCATGAGAAAGATTATTACATTGAATTTGAAAATGAAATACAATACACAAGATTTTTCAAATTCCTTGAAGATCAAAAAGGAAAGGATTACGATATCATTTCAATTTTTGGTTTCTTCTTTCATAAACGCCAATGGCATGATAAGAACAAATGGTTTTGTTCTGAATTAATAGCTGCGGCATCAGAGTATGCTGGCGTAAGGCTTTTGAATTTTCACACAAACAGAGTCACTCCTATTGATTTAATTAAATCTCTAAAGGTGTGGGAGGTTAAATAATGTCAACTGACAATCTGAACATACAGAATAATTTTGTATTCACATTTGATAAGATCGATGGGGTTGCGTACAATACTCAAAATTTACAGCTTCCTGCAATAACGTTAGGTGAAACAATTGTCCCTAATAAATCAGTCGATTATTCTGTACCAGGAGACAAGCTTACATTTGATAAGCTGAATATAAGGTTCTTGGTAGATGAGGATCTTGAGAATTATATGCAACTTTATAAATGGTTAATGGATATGAGAAATCCAGAGACTTGTGAGAGAGCAGATATTTACTCTGATTGTCAATTGACCATATTAAACAATAATAAAAATGTTCTAAAGAAGTTCACTTTCGTGGACTGCTACCCAATCCTGCTAGATGTGCTTGAATTTGACTATGCATCAGACGCAGACGCCCAATCAATATCAGCCACAATTTCTTATACATATTTTAAAGAATCTGCTTGATATTAAATCTTAGGTGTGCTATTATAACACTTTACACCTCAGAATAGGATAACAATAAATGAAGCTTAAAGATATCCAGGCAATGGCTGATAAGGATCTTAAAATCAGCCAAGACCAACTACATGAAATATCAATGGACGTACCATACCTCCATAACAAATATTATAAACATTTATCAGAAGCGCGCCTTGCTTTGAAACTTATTGAAGCAGGATACAATAAATTATATAAAGAAAAATATAATTACTTCTCTGTGGATTATAGTATATTATTAGATCGAAAAGAGATACCAATTTATATAGCCGCGGATCCAGATATTGTTCAGGCTGATAATAAAGTATTCCTCCAAAAAGAAAAAATCAAATACCTCGAAGCTATCATTGATAATATTAGTCGTATATCTTTCAATGTTAGAAATGCAATTGAATTTATTAAATTCACACACGGCGAATAATGACAACAATACATCTAAAAAGATTAAATGATGTTCACATGTATGTAGACTGTGATAGGTCTATGGCCTATGAATTGTCAGACTTCTTTTCATTTAAAGCACCTGGTTATTTCTTCAACCCATTATATAAGGCGGGAGTGTGGGATGGTGTAATCAGAATATTCAATGCCAACTCTAAAAAATTGTATGTTGGTTTAATGGGACATATGGAATACTTCGCCAAGTCTCGTGGATATACTTTAAAGGTTGACGAAGGTATATTGACTGTTGATAAACGAATAACGCCTGAGTTCACCAAAGAATTCACAGACAAGTTAAACGCATATGCTCTAGACAAATCAACAAACACATGGGAACAAATCAAAGCAAGAGATTATCAACTCTATGCAATATATGATGCTCTGAGGTATAAACGTACAACACTTGTTTCACCTACATCCTCAGGTAAAAGTTTTATTATATACAGCCTTGTTAGATACATTCAAACTCAATTAAAGAAAAATAGAAAGGTTTTGATTGTGGTTCCTACAATTGGCCTTGTTTCACAAATGAAGAAAGACTTTGAGGAATACTCATATAAAAATGGTTGGGACACAGAAGATAATGTTCACTTAATCCACGGTGGCCAGGATAAACACACAGATAAGAATGTAGTTATTTCAACATGGCAATCTATATACAAGATGGGTCCAAAATACTTTGAACAGTTTGGCGCAATAATTGGGGACGAGTGTCATTTATTTAAAGCCAAATCTCTATCATCTATAATGGACAAGCTAACTGACTGCCCTTACCGTGTTGGCTTAACAGGAACATTAGGTTCTAAAACTGTTCATAAGCTTGTGCTTGAAGGTCTCTTTGGTAGATCAAAGAAATACATCTCAACAAAACAATTAATGGATAGGAAAGAAGTTGCTGACTTGACAATCAAGGCAATCAACTTAATATATCCTGATGAAGAGAAGAAAGCATTAACACAGGTTGTAAAAATCATCGACGGTGAGGAAGTTAAAAGGAAAGCCACATACCAAGATGAATTAAAATATATTCTAGAGCATAAGAAAAGAAATAATTTTATTATCAACCTAACCAAATCACTATCAGCGAACACACTGATATTGTTCTCACGGAACGCTCATGGTGAGTATCTCCGAGACAAGATCACAGAGAATCTGAAAGGTACTGGTCGTACTGTCTACTTTGTTAATGGTGGTACATCTAAAGATGACAGGGAACATATTAGATTAATAGTAGAGAAGGAAAAAAATTGTGTCATTGTGGCATCATACGGAGTATTCTCTACAGGCATTAGTATTAAGAACATTCACAATATAATATTTGGAGCACCTTCTAAATCTGAGTTCAGGGTGTTACAATCAATAGGCCGTGGACTGAGAGTATCAGCTTCAAAATTCAAGGTAGTGCTGTGGGATATTGTAGATGACTTATCATGGAAACGCCACAAGAACTATGCACTGAAACACTTTTTAGAAAGAATGAAACTGTACACCGCTGAGAAGTTTAAATACGAAATCCATAATGTGAAGCTATAGGAGATTAATATGAGTGACAAAGATGATGGTTCAGGTAAAGATATGGATGTTGATGATATTGTAAATTTTGAGAGGCGAGATTATTGCTTTATCAAGCTGACAAACAAAACGCAATATTTAGGGAAGGTTAATATCCAGAAGATTGATGGTGATAGGTTCCTTATGATATATGACCCTATTGAGGTAGATTATGAAATAGATCCTGACTTTGAAGAACCTATGATGTATTTCATGAATCCACTATTTGCCACAAAGCAAGAAGTCTTACCACTTGAGATGAAACATATAGAATTTTTTGGTGAGATGAACGACGACTATCATGAACTATATGTCACCCATACAGGATTAGAGATGGATGCCAGTGATATAGATTTAGATAAAAAGGTAGAAGAAGATAAACCAATCAAGAAGAAAGGTAATGTGCTTTACTTAGGAAGGGTGAAAAAAGATTAATATTCTGGACGTATATATATTTTTATGGTTTAGTAGGTTTTATAGATATCGACTCAGGCTGGATGATGTTATAAAGAAAAAGATGATAAATATGAATCCTACTGAACTTTCCTTAATTACTCAAAAATATCTACTACGAAGTAGATACAATCTAATTGCTACTCCGTAGCAATGGCCTTCGGCCAAAACAATATTTTTTCAATATATTCCTTTCAAGGTATTGAAGCTTTTTATTATATCACGAATATTTCTTACTGTCAATACCAAAAGAACAAATAGATGAAAAGAGTTGTGGTTTGTGTTATCATCCATATTATGCTATAATAACAGACTAAGAATAACAATCAATCAGGAAACCTTCATGGCTAAAGCAAAAAAGAAAGAACACTATGTCAACAACGTAGAATTTTACGAAGAGATGGTAGTCTTCAAAAAACTTCTAAAAGATGCTGAAGATGCAGATGAACCAAAACCACAAATACCAACCCCAATAGCAGAGAAAATTCTAAAAATCTCAAACAAGCTATCCTTCATGCCGAGGTTCATTAATTATCCCTTCAAGGAGGAGATGATAGGAGATGCTATTGAAAACTGCATAATGTACATCCACAACTTTGATCCTGAGAAATCAAAAAATCCTTTTGCTTACTTCACACAAATATCTTACTGGGCGTTTGTACGCAGGATAATGAAAGAGAAGAAACAGTTTCATATTAAAGCCAAGTATGTTCAGAACCTGGATATCCTCCAAAATCTCCAAGAAGTGCAAGATGTTCAATCACATGATCTAGGTGGTAACTTCGGTAATGATTATACGAAGTTCCTGAGGACTTTTTATGATGTTGACCTTGAAGCTGAAGAACAAAAGAAAATAGACAAACAGAATAAAGCCAAAGAAAAGAAAGCAGAGCAGGAAAATTAAATGAAAATAGCTTTACTTGGGGATACCCACTTCGGGGCTAGGGGAGACAGCCAGGCTTTTCATAAATACTTTTTCAAATTCTATGATGAAGTATTTTTCCCGTACTTAAAAGAAAATAATATAACTGAGGTCATACAGTTAGGTGATCTTATGGACAGGCGTAAATTTATAAACTACGTTACGCTGTCTGATATGAAGGAAAAATTCATTAACAAGTTTGTTGGTGATTTAAATCTTCATGTCTTGTTAGGAAACCATGATGTATATTATAGGAACACAAACAGAGTAAACTCATTAACAGAGTTGTTTGGTAATCTTCACGATGATTATAATATTACAATTGTAGATAAAAACATTACAATAGATTTTGATGGGTTGCTGATTGATATAATACCTTGGATCAATAAAGAGACCTATGAGGAATCAATGAAGTTTATAAAGAACTCAACCTCAACTACCTGTATGGGTCATTTTGAAATCAAAGGTTTTGAAATGCACAAGGGTATGAAAGCAGGTGGTGGTCTTGGCTTGAATACCTTTAAGCCTTACGACTATGTTTATTCAGGACACTTTCACACAAGATCCTCAAATAAAAATGTAACATATGTAGGAACTCCTTATGAATTAACGTGGAGTGACTATGATGATATCCGTGGGTTCCACATTTTAGATACTGATAATGGTATGGTAGAGTTTATTAAAAATCCTGCCAAGATGCATCATAAAATATTTTATGATGATAAAACTGAAAATTATAAAGAACATGATGTTAAAAAATATAAAGGTTCTATTGTAAAAGTTATTATTGTTAATAAAACGAATAACCGTGGTTTTGAGAACTTCATTGAAAGACTTTATAATGTAGACATTATCAATATGAATATTGTAGATGTTTCACTTGATTATTCTGAAGATGCTATTGACAGCATTGAGACTGAGGATACATTATCAATATTGTTTAATAGTATAGACAATCTAGAAGATGATAATAGAATGGACCGAGACCAGATGAAGAAGTACGTTAAAGAAATTTACAATGAAGCATTAGAGCAGGCTCAAGAAAAATGATAATATTTGAGAGTGTACAGTACAAGAATTTCCTATCCACAGGAAATAAGTTTATCAAGATCAAGCTAAATCAAAATGACAAGACCCTTATCATAGGTAAAAATGGTGCAGGTAAAAGTCAGTTGATAGACGCCCTAACGTTTGCTTTATATGGCAAAGCGTTTAGGAAGATAAACTTAGGTCAACTTGTTAATTCAATCAACCAGAAGAAGGCAGTTGTAGAACTGAGGTTTTCTATTGGCTCAATGAAATATAAGATTGTCCGTGGCATTACGCCTGCGAAGTTTGAGATTTGGATTAATGGGAACTTGAAACTTCAAGAGTCATCTTTAAAGGATTACCAACGTTTCCTTGAGAACAACATCTTGAAGATGAATGAAAAAACATTTAGACAGATTGTGGTATTGGGTTCTACTTCATATGTCCCATTCATGAGACTGTCAGCGGCCGATAGACGTACAGTGATTGAGGACCTACTTGATATTCAAGTGTTCTCAATTATGAACTTCCTTACCAAGACTAAACTTAATGTTATAGGTGATGATTATAAGGGCGTCCAATCTGAGTTGCGTATATTAAACAATAGTCTTGAATTGAAGAAAGAACATTTTGAGAGTATGAAGAATAAATCTATTGAAAGGATAGATGCTAACAACACTGAGATTAAATTCCTGAATGATAAGATGGATGACTTTCAACAAAAGAATGATGAAAACGAAGTAAGTGTTAGAAGCTTTAGGATGGATATTGCAGATAGCGATACTGTCATTAACAATAAGAATAAAATAAAAAACTTTAATAGCCAAATAAAAAGAAATAAAGGTAAGTTTATACAGGAAGCAGACTTCTTCATGAATAATGAGTCTTGCCCTAAATGTAAACAAGATATAGATAATGATTTTAAAAATAATCATCTATGTGATATAAAGGGTAAAATTGAAAATGCTGAGAAAGGTTTGGTTGCTGCAAAAACTGAATTAGATAAATTAAGTGTTAGGATAGATCATATCAATGAAACATTATCAAAGATATCCTTAGTAGAAAAAGACATCATAACAAACAATAGTGAGATAACTTCTATAGATGCTTATATCAAAAAATTGATTGATGATAACAAAGACCTGCTTAATTCAGATAATAATAGTTTTGATGAATCTGAGATAGGTGTTATAAAAGATGATATTGATAAATATAGTGGTAAGCGTGATAAACTAACATCGCAGAGTTTTTATTACTCTACGATAGTTGAAATGTTAAAAGATGGTGGCATCAAAACTCGTATCATAAAGAGTTATATTCCTATCATAAATAAGCTTATAAGAAAATATTTCGATATTATGGAATTTGGAATTGATTTTACCTTTGACGAAAGTTTTAACGAATCTATCTCTGACAGAAAGCGAGATAAACATACATACTTTTCGTTTAGTGAAGGTGAAAAAATGCGAATTGATTTGTGCCTACTATTCACTTGGAGAGAATTAACCAGGTTAAGAAATAGTGCGGCAACCAACCTACTTATTTTTGACGAGATAGGTGATTCATCATTAGATGATTCTGGTTTCGAGGTTTTCATGAAAATAATAAATGAGTCTGCCAAAAATCAAAATGTTTTTATTATCTCCCACAAGGGTGATATTATGGCAGACAAGTTTAGAAATGTTATCAGCTTTGAGAAAGTTGGTAATTTTACGGAGATGAAATAATGTTTGAATATAAAGCACAAGTAACAAGGGTTGTCGACGGTGATACTTTCAAAGCTACCGTTGATCTTGGTTTTAGGATATATGCAACTGAGACTTTCCGTCTTGGTGGTATTGATACACCAGAGACCTGGAGACCAAAAACCGAAGCAGAACGAGATCATGGTCAAGCTGCAAAGCAAAGAGTGATCGACCTTGTGGATGGTAAGGAAGTAATAATCAAAACCGCCAAAACTGGCAAGTATGGTAGGTGGATCGCCTTTGTCACTTTAGAGGACGGTCAGGACCTAACAGAACTTCTTATATCTGAAGGGTTTGAAAAGAGAACTGATTATAGACCTGACGAATAAGGGCTAAGTTATTGATTATAAAGACAAAGGAAATTCTTTTTCCTTTTTCTGCTCTTTCACCTTGATATCTCATCCTCATGTGCCATACTTACGGTATACAATTAAAAAGCGATTAGGAACTATATAATGTCAAAGGTCAATATCAATTCAAAAAGCATCCTAGCCAAATTAATGGCTGCCGAGGATGTTCACGTTACCCATAACCCAAAAGCAAAAACCGCAAGCTTCAATGTCAAGACGCGGGAATTAACCTTGCCAATTTTTAAAGATATGAATGGCGTTATATATGACGGCTTCGTGTCACATGAGATAGGTCATGCTTTATATACTCCAATGGATGAGTTGCTTGAGGCTATCACTGTTAAGAAAATCAGCAAGAGTTTACTTAACATCGTAGAAGACGCCCGCATTGAAAAGCTGGTTAAAATCAAATTCCCAGGTTGTGTCAAAATGTTTGCTTCATTTTATAGCAAATTATTTGCTGGTGGATTTTTTGGTCATACGCCAGTAGATCAAATGAAGTTTATTGATCGTATCAATGTTTATTTCAAAGTAGGCCCCCTTAGTGCTATTCAGTTTAACAAGGAAGAACAAGTCCTTGTTGATCTTGTTGCCAAAACTAAAACCTACTCAGACGTGGTTGAGGTTTCACAACTTATAAAAGAGTTTGTGAAAATGAACAAAGAGCCTATGCCAGAAATGCCAGAGGAAGATGAGAACGCTTTACCAGAAATGTCAGAGTACGAGGAGTTAGAGCCACAGGAAGTTGAGGTTGAAGAAGATGAAGACGCAGAACAATCAATACCAGATGAAGACGCTGACACCGAAGATGGTGAAGCAGAAGAAGAAGATGTCCCAGGTACTGGTGATGAAGTAGAGTCTGATGAAGACGAAGACGAAGATAATGAGTGGGATGAAGGCTGTAAGGAGAATGATGAAAACGCCGAAGACTCTGATGAAGACGACGCCGACGAAGTTGATGGTGATACGGATATAACTGGTGACGCCGACGAGGAAGTTGAAGGCGACGACGATTCAGATGAATATGATGCAGAGGAAGGTGATACTGTAGACTCAGATGGTGATGCTGGTGGTGAAGGCGCAGGTGATAATGACAATGAAGAATTGACTGACGAAGAACTTGAAGAAGAGTTAGAGTCAGATACTCAAAATGAGTTTGACGAAAAGTTTGAGAAAGATGCTGTTGAAAATAACCAAAACAATACATATGAAGAATTTCATATTGACCACATTAAAAATGTCCCAGAGAATGTTGTCACATATAAGGAAGGTATTGCAGAATGTTTAGAGTTTTATGATGGCCGTCAGGATGTTGTCGATCGTATTAAAGATGAATACAAAAATCTTTCAAATACCACTAAACCTTTAGTTAAACATCTGATGAAGATTTTTGATCAAAAGAAGTCTGCTTCACTTTATGAGCGCACAAGAACTTGTAAGAGCGGTGTACTTGATACCAACAAGATGCACGCCTATAAAACAGTAGAAGATATATTCAAGCGTGGTAATGTAATTAAGAAAGGTAAAAATCACGGTTTTGTTATTGTAGTAGACTTTTCAGGAAGCATGAAAGAAATTATGTTGCCTACCATGCGCCAATTGTTGACGCTTGCCACGTTTTGTCGTAAGGCAAACATACCATTAGAAGTTTATAGCTTCACACAAGGCAAAGACTTGAAAGGTTTGAATGTTAAACCGTTTGAAGAATTTACTTTCACGGCTACTAACGTTCATATGAACCAATTGCTTTCCGCTTCAATGAACAAGAAAGAGTTTAGTTTTATGTCGGCCATGTTATGGAACTTTGCTTGTCAGCTTGATAACTCATATTATGCTCGTGACTTTCCTAAGAAGTTGTTCAATATGTCAGGTACACCACTTGCCCAGGCTATTTTACTTACTTCGTCAATTGTCATGGATTTCAAGAAAGCGCATAACGTGGAAATTTGCAATACGATTTTTATGACTGACGGTTGTGGTCATGGAGGCCAGATGTTTAAAGCTGAAGGTGAAATTATAAATCGCAGAAATGCAGGCATGTATAAAAGTTACGGTGCAAATGCTTATTTCAATATCGTAGATGATGTAACTAAACAGGCTACAATGCATGTCCTAGATTCAGACAATAATGTATCCTTTGAAGATGTGCTTTATCAGTCATTGAAGGATCGAACAGGTTCATCGGTTATGACAATACGCTTGCAGAATCCCCGTGTCCCTAAGTACACACGGAAAAGAGTATTTGAAGAATTTGGTTTGGAGTTCACCCCAGCCCAAAAGGCTTTCACCAAGGAAGGTTATTTGGTAGCCGAGAATAGATATGGTGTGGATCAAGGTTTCATCATTAATACAAATATAATGTCCGAGACCAAAGCTGAGATGCCTAAACACGTGGACGCCACGAATGCAAAGCGTGAGTTTAATAAGAAAGCCAAGGCAATGGGCGCCAACCGATTCATATTCAATAAGATGATGGAATTACTGGCATAAGGCTTAGGTAGAATGATTCTCAGCCACTTTCACATAGGACCGCTTACCAGCATACTAGGTGTTTATAAGTCGTTGATTAACAGTAGAACCGTGGCTGAGGCTACAGGAGATCAATCCTCAGCCACGTTAAAGGATACTTGATACCAGCATATGAGAAGAGATAATACCCATACAAAAATTAATTTTCTATTTATTTTAGCAAAGGCCTTGCAATAGGCTCCCAGTTTGCTATAATTACGGTATACAATGAAAAAACGAATTATTTGATTTTTACTTGAGGATAGATATACATTATGGCTAGATCAAAATATGAAAAGATTAGCGTTTCAGACTTCCTAATTTTAGTTAAGAAGCATTACCCTAATCAGTCAGAATTGAAGCGAACAGAATTACTTGATATTGCAAGTAAAGAACTGGTCGCTGTCCCAGAAGCTATTTGGGAAAGTAAAGTAGGCCGAGGCATTTACAATGTAGATACTTCAAACGTTGTGGAGTTTGTAGGTCCTATTCAAACTGCTCCCGTTAAGACACCACTTGCTGAGGCGGTTGCGCTTTCACCAAGACGTGGTGTAGAAGCAGTTTCAAGCGCGGGACAGAATTATGTCCCACCAAAAGATATTACATATGTGCCTTGGGGTATTCACGCAGAAGCAGTGAAGATTATCAAGTCAGGTATCTTTTTCCCTACTTACATTACAGGCTTATCAGGTAATGGTAAGACAATGGGACTTGAGCAGGCTTGCTCAAAAACAAAACGCGAATTTTTCCGTGTCAACTTTACCACTGAAACGGATGAAGATGATTTGATGGGTGGTTTCCGTTTGATAGAAGGTGATACTGTATTCAGTTACGGTCCAGTATCCGAGGCAATGTTGCGTGGTGCTGTATTGGTACTAGATGAAATTGACTTGGGTGACCCAGCTAAGATCATGTGCTTGCAGAGTGTGCTTGAAGGTAAAGGTTACTTTATCAAAAAGACAAATGAGTTTATAACTCCTCAACCAGGCTTTCAGATTTTTGCAACTGGTAACACAAAAGGTAAAGGTTCAGATGGAGCCTTCATGGCTACCAACGTTTTGAACGAGGCTTTCCTTGATAGATTTTCATCAACCCTTGAACAGGATTATCCTTCACAAGCGGTTGAACGTAAAATCCTAAGCAAGGTGATTGATACTTTGCCTAACAGCAAACATGATCCTGAGAAGGTTGGTGACTTTATTGAAAACCTCGTCAAGTGGGGTTCAATCATCCGTCAGACATTTGACCAAGGTGCGGTTGACGAGATTATTTCAACACGCCGTTTGGTTCACACTGTCAAGGGTTATGCAATTTTTGGAAGTATCAAAAAAGCAATTGACGGTGCCGTTGCCAGATTTGATGAAGACACTGTATTGTCATTCACGGATTTGTACAGCAAGATAGATGCTGGCATGGAAGATGAAATTGAGGCTGATTCAACGGTACTAAATGTACCATCAGAAGATTTCACGCTTTAAGATTGGTTTTGGTTGGTTGAGATATTTCAGCCAACCGATTTTTAAATATTATAATTAAATGAGGAATAGAAATGCATATTACTGAGAATACAATGGGAGTTTTAAAGAACTTTGCAACAATCAACCAAAGCTTATTTATTCGTAAGACAGATGGTGGAAAAAAGGTTATCACAACTTTATCAGGCGCCGAGAACATTATCGCTAAGGCTACTGTCGACGAATCATTCCCGCAAGACATTGCCATTTACGATTTAAACGAATTCCTAAATACTTTGTCACTATTCAACGAGCCACAACTAGGCTTTGATTCAGATTCATTTATGGCAATCAAAGAAAAGAATGGCCGCACTTCATGTAAATACATGTATGCCCCAGTAGAGATTATGAAGAAAGCACCTGAAGATGGCTTGAAGATGCCGTCAGTAGATGTTGAATTTGTATTGTCAGAAGCTAACTTGGCACAAATTGTTAAGGCTTCAACTGTAATGGGACTTGAGGATGTTACTATCAAGGCAGAAGGCACAGAGATTGTGTTGGCTATTCATGATAAAAAGAACCCAACTTCAAACACGTTTGACCTTGTTGTAGGTGAATGTGCTGAAGGTACTTCATTCAATGTGGATTTCAAAATTGATAACTTCAAGTTTGTAGAGGACGGTTACAAGGTTGAAATTTCAACAAAGATGCTGAGTCACTTTGTTGGCCTTGTTCAAGGCATGGAATATTGGGTAGCAATCGAATCATCTTCAACTTTTGGGTAAATCATTATGAGCAACGAACGTGAGAGTATTTTTGTTGAGAAGTACCGCCCACAAACAATTGAAGAGTGCATCCTACCAAAAAGTTTAAAGGATGTATTTACAAAGTTTGTAGATAATAAAGAGTTTCCTAACTTGTTATTATCAGGTGGACCTGGCATAGGTAAAACCACTGTAGCCAAGGCTTTATGTAACGAGCTAGGTTATGATTGGATGATTATCAATGCATCATTAAACGCGAACATGGATAAACTAAGAAATGACATTTCAAAGTTTGCCAGCACTGTTTCGTTAATGAACAAAGGTGCCTATAAGGTTATCATACTCGACGAAGCAGATCATCTTAACCATCATATTCAACCCGCACTTCGCGGATTCATTGAAGAGTTTTCAAGCAACTGTAGGTTTATATTCACCTGCAACTATAAAAATAAAATAATCGCACCACTTAGAGATTCACGTCTTGCCAATATTGATTTTAATATCAGTAAGAAAGACATGCCTCCTCTAATGGGTCAGTTTATGAAACGCATTGAAGGCATTCTTGAAGTTGAGGAAATCAAATACGACAAGAAAGTTATAGCTGAATTAATTAAAAAGTTTTTCCCTGACTTCCGTAGGGTACTTAATGAAATACAGCGTTACGGTATAGGTGGGGAAATTGATAGCGGCATCCTTGCATCAATCGGCGACTTTGAAATTAATGATCTTGTCAAGCATCTTAAGAATAAAGACTTCACTGAGATGCGTAAATGGGTGGGCTCAAGTGTTGACATTTCACCAACAGAAATATTTAGACGTATTTATGATACGATGTATGAATATTTAGACAAGCAAAGTATTCCTAAAGCTGTTTTGATTTTGGCAGACTATCAGTACAAATCAGCATTCGTAGCAGACCAAGAAATCAATTTGGTTGCATGTCTAACTGAGTTAATGGTAGAATGTGAATATGTTTGAACTGAAACCAATCCCTGAAAAGGTTGAAGAGCCTATAGTAAAGGAGAAGAAGTTAAACTTTTTTGCTTGCCTTAATGAGATCAACACAGGCAAGAGTGATATGTTCCGTGATGGTGAAGAGCCTTTAGAGATCGTTCAAAAAGCTTATGATTCATTCATGGTCAACCGAGGTTTAAGTTATTTTATAGATACAATCATGCATGCGAATATGATGAACCTTAATTCGTCATTACCCAAGCAGATGCAAAATGACTTTCACCTAAATAGTGTAAGGAAACGGAAACGCTTTAGTAAATGGTTTAAGGGATCTAAGTCAAAAGAGATTCAGATGATTGCTGAATACTTTAACTATAGTTATTCTAGAGCAGAACAAGTTATAGAATTAATTGATAATGAAACAATAAAAAATATTAAATTGAAGATGAATAAAGGTGGCAAAAAATGATTGACGACGCAAACGACATTATTGATACTGGCAATTGGGGAGTTGAGAACATGGTTGAGATTACTTTCGGCCATGAAGATGACTTCCTTAAAATCAAAGAAACACTTACTCGTATAGGCATCCCTTCATTCAAAGAGAATATCCTATATCAGTCATGTAATATTTTACACAAGAAAGGTAAATATTATATTGTGCATTTCAAAGAGTTGTTCGCGCTTGACGGTAAGAACACTTCATTCACAAAGGGAGACGCACGCCGTAGGAATACTATTTTGAAGCTACTGGTAGAGTGGGGTTTGTGTGACGTTGTAGATGTTGCTCAAGTTGCCGACGGCTTCGAGGATGTAAACAGAATTAAAATCATCAAGCATAGCGAACGTGATGATTGGAACCTTAAACAAAAATATAATATAGGATCAAATTAATATGTCGATAAATAAAGACCAGGAAGAGTTCACAGCAGAAAATCAAATTCCTGTTGAAGAGACACCCGAGTTACACCCAGATAACTTCAAAGTAAAATCTCCTGAAATGAATTTGTTTGATTATATGCAATTAGCTGGCCGCACAAATAAAACATTCCCAGGCGGTGTTCAATTATCACAAGAGCAAATGGAAGTTTTACATGGCTCTATGGGTATGGTAACAGAAGCGGGTGAGTTGATGGACGCCATTAAGAAGAACTTTATTTATGGCGCACCACTTGATAAGGTGAACATGCAAGAAGAACTTGGCGACATCGCATGGTACTGGATATTGATTTGTAGATTTTATAGTTGGGATCCATACGAGATTTTGAAAATGAATATTGATAAACTGCAACTTCGTTTCCCTAATGCTTTTACAGAAGAAGATGCATTGAATAGGGACTTGAATAAAGAGCGCGCACTTTTAGAAGAAAATGATCAAAAAACCTCCGATGGATATTGCGCTCACCCTAGAACTGAAGACTAATTTGTGATATAATACAACAGGTGAGGTGAACAATGAACGCGAATATTTATGTAGTGTTTAAAGATGGTGTATATAATGCTCCTTGCGGCAGCTTGAGAAGCGTTGTGACAAAGGTAAAAGACTTGGGCAACCTAGGCGATGTGCTGGTTGATACAGCGGCTATCCGTCAAGATGTGAAAGTAGGTAAAACATTTTCAATCAAAGGTTCCAATGGTGCTTTGATTGAAGTCCGTAAAGACACATTAGTTTAAGTGGGGATTATATAATGTATAAAATTTCAAAAGACTTTTCATTATGTTATGGTCATCGTGTATGGACTCAAGAACTCAAAGAAGAATTTTGTCAAGATGGTGATTCAAGCTGTAAATGTAAACACCTCCATGGGCATGAAGGATTAATTAGAGTTGCACTTGAGGCCAACCTATTAACAAAAGGTATGGTAACAGATTTCAAACATCTTGGTTGGGTTAAAAACTTCCTTGATGATAATTTAGATCATAAGTTTATCGTTGATAGAAATGATCCATTATTTTACAACATCATAGGTCTTGAAAAAGATATCCTCGATGATGCTTTAGATAGAGTATATCTAGATAACAATCTTGTAGGCTGGAAGATTTTACCATTACCTAATGCAAATTCAATAATGGCAGAATTGTTTGAGAGCTTTTTCATAGTTGACTTCACACCAACCTCAGAGAATCTTGCAGAATGGTTATATCATATTGTAATGCATAAGATGGTATCGTTTTACCCAGGAGTAAGAGTTGAGAGTTTAATGTGGCAAGAGACGCCAAAATCGAAAGCCACTTATACTACACACAAACCTGGAGATGGTATATTTTGAAATTAAAATACTCTGAAATATTTTACAGTATGCAGGGCGAGGGATACCATATAGGTGTCCCTTCCGTGTTCTTACGAACTTTCGCGTGTAACTTTGAGTGTAAAGGTTTTGGTCAAACTAAACCTTACTTACCTGAAGAAGATATGCCGCATAACAAGTTCGATATTACAACGATAAATAATATTAACGAATTACCTGTGTTTAATGTTGGTTGTGATTCATCTGCTTCGTGGGCAAAGAAGTATGCACACTTGGCTCCAATGGACACTATGGCTGACCTTGCTAAGAAGATTGCAGCATTAACTCCAATGCAAGATGAATGGACCGTTAGAGAAACAGGGCATTTTATACATCTTGTAGTTACAGGTGGAGAGCCACTATTAAAAGGTAATCAAAAGAAATTTATTGAATTGTTAGAACAGCCAGAGTTTAGATACTTACGAGATATTACATTTGAAACAAATGGAACACAACAATTAACTGACGAATTTAGAACGTGGCTTTATAGGCAACAAGGTTTGAGAGTAACGTGGTCAATATCACCTAAGCTTTCAATATCAGGTGAGAAATATGGAGCAGCTATAAATCCTAGGGCAGTGCTTTCAATACAACAATCAATGAAACAAAACGATATAATTTATTTTAAATTTGTTGTAAGAGAAAGAGATAATATAAAAGAGATTATACATGCATTAGGTGATTATGAAGATGTGGGTATTCATACCAACATTGTCTATATAATGCCAGAGGGAGCAACACAAGAAGGTTTATCATTAACAGAAACCTCTGTTGCAGAACTTGCGCTTGAATGTGGTCTACGTTATTCACCAAGACTGCATGTAAATATATTTGGGAATAAATGGGGAACTTAGTATGCCGTTAGATAAGAGATTTAGAATAGATGATCATATTTATTTTGTTCATGAATATGGATTGGACATGGACGGAAACGAAATACACGTCTACGGTGATGAAAGATATGTGAATGAAGAACAAACTGAACCTGGTGTAGAGTATTTAATGTCAGCTAGGTTTATTAAAAATATGAATTTGATTATGGGAAAAACCGGGAATGAGAATATATTAATTCATCTTAAATCCTGTGGAGGAATGTGGGAAGAAGGAATGGCAATGTATGATATAATTAAAACGTGTCCAAATTATATCACAGGATTAAATTACACTCACGCTCGTTCTATGACTTCATTGGTTTTCCTTGCTTGTGATAAACGAGTAATGATGCCACACTCTACTTTTATGTTTCATGAAGGAACTTTCGCAATAAATGGAACAGTCAAACAAGCCAGAGTAGAAATGAAAGAGTTGGAGAGAACGTCTAAAGAGATGGTAGATGTTTATGTAGATATTTTGAAAAACTCTGAGCATGGAAAATATAGAGATAAATCTGTGAAGTGGATCAGAAATTGGGTATCAAAACAAATGAATGATAAAGAAGAAGTCTACTTGACCGCTCAAGAAGCGGTTGATGTGGGATTTGCTCATGAGATTTTTGATGGTGATTGGAGTAAAGTTTCAACAAGAAAATAGAAGTATCAATTATTATAATAATGTGCTATAATATGTAGAACAATGGGAGTGTTGAATGATAGATAAATGGGTTAGTAATAAAAATAAAGTTGTGTCAAGTGGGGATATGGTTCAAATAGAACAAAATACAGAAGCTGCCGTCCAACAACTATTAGAAGCACTTTGTATAGATACTGAAAACGATCACAATACCAAAGACACTGCAAAGCGCGTCGCAAAAATGTTTCTTCATGAAACGTTTAAAGGTCGTTATGAAGCAATGCCCAAGGTTACAGCTTTCCCTAACGCAGGAAATTATGATCAAATTTACTTGACGGGACCTATAACAATCAGGTCAACATGCGCCCACCACTTTCAAAACATTATAGGTAAATGTTGGATTGGTATTTACCCAGGTAAAAAAGTTATTGGCTTGAGTAAATTTAATAGGCTTGTTGATTGGATTGCATCCCGTCCTCAAATTCAAGAAGAAATGACGGTACAAATAGCCGACCTTATTGAAGAGCAAACACAAGCACAAGGAATAGCTGTTATTGTTAAAGCAGAACATATGTGTCTAACTCATCGTGGCTTTAAAGAACATGAGAGTGATATGACAACCTCAGTAATGCGAGGAACGTTTTTGAAGAACGTACATATGAAACAGGAATTTTTATCATTATTATCAGGAATGAAAGGGTTTAATTCATGAAGGCGCAATTCTTACCAGCTATATCAACGGCAACTACAGGCTACCTAGCTGCAAACTCAGATGAAGATTTTCTAAACCATTCAGACAATATCACAAAGTCTTTCAGGTTTTTCAACCAAGACAGTGATGCATATTTTCATCATCCGTTTGTTTTAATATCAGCTTCCCACTTGTTTAAGAAAACTGAAAACATCCGAGAGCATCTTGGTATCGACGACAAACAATTTATTTTTATTGACTCAGGTGGTTACTCACTCGCCTCAGGAGCAATCAAAGAGAAAGATTGGAATGATCAGCTTGCATATAAATGGTCTAATAACAACGGAAACGTTTTCCCAATACTTGATAGACCATTAATTCCTAATTGTGATTATGATAAACACTTGGACTTGTCATTTAAGTCTGCTGAATACTACGCAACAGAACGTCCAGGCGATGATAAGAAATTAATATTGAATGTTGTACAAGGTAGAAATACAAAAGAACTGAGTACATGGATCGATAAAATGGCTCAAATTCCTTTAGATGGTTGGGCACACGGTGGTCACCGAGGTCATATGTCAAACATCGTTGGAGTCATACTTGAATTAATAAATAAAGGCTTAATGGAAAACTCAAAGATTCATCATATCTTTGGTGTATCATCATGCGCCTCAATGGTTTACTTTGCGGTTATTCAAGATGAATTACAGAAGCTTGGATTCAAAACACAATTAACATATGATAGTTCTTACTTCCAAAGGTCATTTGCTTTTGGTAACTGGTTCCTTTATAAGAAGTTCGACGGCATGGTTAATATCAGACTTTCAAATAGGTATGATTGGTCACACGTTCCTAAAGGTACAAAGATCCCCTGTGAATGTCCTTTGTGTTCACCAGTTACAGACGTACATGAATTTTTTGAGAACTCTATGACTTTTTACATGTTAGGCGCAATGCATAATCTCTACCAGATGCTTTCATATAAAAGATCAATTGAGAACTTGTTACACTTCGGCAGCGTACAACCAGCAACAGATAAAGAAGGTAATGTTTATAACGTAGACCCGTTTTTACAAACTGCATTACCCGCTAAGATGTGGAGAAACATTTGTGCAATCAAAGAAGCATTTGCTAATCCTAAGTCAGGTGCAAGGATTATGAATATGAAATTTGAAGATAGAAATGTTGAAACTCCACCACCAACTTTAAATCAATTCATGCCTGATTATGTAGAAAAAGAAACAATGTTAGATGAGGATAGAGTGTAATGGCACATATGGCCTTTGATTTAGACGGCGTGTTATTATCCGACAATCATGTTGGAACGGATAAAGATGCGGCTTGTGATTTAACTACTGTTCTGAATTTCAGGATTAGGAACATGCTTAGATTATTTGTTCCTAATAAACGTTATGCTATTATAACAGGTAGACCTAAGCTTGATGAAACAGAAACTTTGTTTTGGATACACCAAAACTTGAGCGATAATTTACCAATAGATATTTATCATGATCGCCCGTGGATTGAGAACTTTGATATAGCCAAACATACGTTAGGTGCCGCAAAGTATAAAGCAGAAGTTTTAAATGAAGATACACTTATTGATGTTTATATTGAAAGTGATATAGAACAGGTTAAGTATTTGCAAGATAATGTTAGAAATACTTGTTCAATATTACATTTTGAGACATTGGTAGTAAACGCAATAAACAATGAAGTAGAACACCAAAGGAGAATACAATGGCAAAAGTCTTTCTAGAATATAAAGATTTAAAGAATATTTGCTGTTCAATCACTGATAAGATTAAACGCGAAGAAGAAAAACCTTTTACTGAGATTGTAGCAGTAACAAGAGGTGGGCTTACAGCGGCACATATTTTTGCAAAGGAATTAAACCTTGATGTAGGTATGTTCCTGCCAAAACCTTATCAGCTTGCACTTAACAACGATATTACCGAAGACACAAGGCTTTTACTTGTGGAGGATTTGGTTGCTCAAGGCAGAACATATGCTGAAATAAAAGACTTTTTCAGAATGTTCAATGAGTCAATAACAAACGAAATGACTGCCGAAGGTGTAGAGTACGAAGGCGTCAAGCATATTATTGATTGGGAATTTTGTCCAATCCTAATTGACGATTCATATGAGCCGAAGGACGAGTTTAAATACTTTGGCTATACTTCTAAAAACTGGGTTGTGTTCCCTTATGAAGACAGCGAGAAAGTTGTGATTGGGGATCGTGGCTTACATAGAGATGGGAGCGACCAATATGGGAAATGAAATATGGGAACAAATTAACCACGAACCTTATCCAAAAGAAGTAAAGGATAGAGTATTTGAATTTGTTAAGTTTATAAACCTATATAAAACTTGCGGTCCTATTGCAGACTTAGGTTGTGGTAATGGTTTCATCGCAGACGAACTTTCCCGTATGCATAATAAATTCAAGTCAATAGATTTGTATGATTACTTCCCAACACACGAATCAATTCAGAAAATTGACCTAAACAATTTTGGCAATACACCAGAACGTAAGTACAGCACCGTATACCTTTCACATGTGATGGAACATTTAAAAGATCCTGTATATACTTTGAATATTATTAAGAAGGAATTCCTTAATCCTTCACATGGTCGAGTTATTATTGCCGTTCCTAATGGCGAGTATGACAATGGACATAATCCTTTCGATAAAGAGATTGGTCATATTTCATTGTTTAGTAGATTCAGTATTGAAGATAATATGAGGAAGGCAGGCCTTATCCCAAAAATTATAACTGTTAATACATTGGATGCGAACTACCCAGAGATATGGGCCGTAGGAGAATGTCCGTGATACCTAAAAGAAAGAAAGTTGCTGTAATGGTTTCAGGTGGCTTAGATAGTTTCATTGCATATGAATATGCTTTAACTGCTTTTGCCGATGAAGAATATACAGAAGTTATTCCTGTATATGTTCGATATGGTAGCCCTTATCAAGACAAAGAAGATGCTGCTATTGATAAGCTGTTCGGTAATATTAAAAATTTAAAAATCATTAATGCTGACCTTGCCACAGAAGATCTTGATAATGTACCAACATTAGAACAACAAGAGATTTATGGTAGGAACTTGTTAATGTTATTTTATGGTGGAGTTGTGGGTGATGTTATTTGGCTGGCAAGCTTAGAAACTGAAATGAACCCAACGGCAGTTAGAGATAAACACCCAGAGTTTATGCATATGTGTTCTTCAATATTCTCGTATATATTTAAGAGCAAGCGTTTTGAAACTGTTGTGGAAACACCATTCAAGGACTTTACTAAATCGGATATTGTTCGTATTGCATTGAATGATTTAGGTATCACAGTGCAAGAGTTGGTGTCTACCTCTACTTGTTACCATGAAGAACACCACAATTGCGGGCAATGTTCTACATGTTTCAAACGTTGGATTGCAATGACTAACAATGGAATTGACGAAGAAGATTATGTCACACACCCATATAGAGATAATGAATACGCCCAATGGGTGTGTATGGATATGAGACGTGTAGCAAACGCAGGAATTGAAGAACCTCGTTATTCATATAAAAGATTGATCGAAACTCATAATGCTTTAAAGAGAGCAGGCTTTGAAGGAATATTTAAAGCCTATGATAATTTAATAATCGACAGTGGGAGTTAATCATGGCATTAGATCAATTCAAAAGAGAAATAAGAGTAGGAGATATTATATCCTACCCTGGTAGACAGTCAAGTTCTATTTGGAACAATATCGCCGTTGTTAAAAAGCTAAATGTAAACGGTTCATTAGGAGTAACACGCGGCCCTCAATATAGATGGGAAACAAATCAAAACCTTAGAAACACGACTGTTCATATGACTCAAAGAGCTATCATCCTTAATAAAGAGGATCTAGCAACTGTTAAAGATAATAACATTCAAAACTTACTTCTTATGTCAATTGTGTATCTTAATGAAACAAAGTAAATTAGAATCCTGGCTAGAGACTGGTGTTAATATTGTAACGGGGTTTATGATCGCTTGGGCGGCGTGGCAATGGATAGTCCTTCCTATATGGGAATATGATGTAACACCAGCGGATAACTTTAACATAACAATGTTCTTCACTGTTATATCAATCATCCGCTCTTATTTGTGGCGCAGGTATTTCAATGACCTATTCCCTCACCAAACAAAATTACAGTCGTTCCTAGAACAATGCGCCAACATGGGCAGCGGCTTAATCATCTCAGTGTTCTTATTGACATATGTTATAAATCCTTTTTACGGATTTGAAGCATCGCCAATAGATAACATTTTAATAACTGCA